GACCAAAAATGAATCAAAAAAAGCAAAAAATTTAGAAATTGATAGAGAGGTGAAACCCCAGGAAGCGCACGAGGCAATCCGTCCAACTCACCTAGAAATGAGAGAATTAGGCGACGACAATGACAAAATCAAAGCAAGAGAGAAACGCATGTATAAACTTATTTGGGAGACCACCTTGGAAAGTTGTATGGCTCCAGCGGAATATTATTCCATCACAGCAAACATTAGCGCGCCCATGGATGCCAAGTATTCCCTCACTAGTGAATTACTCAATTTTTTGGGATGGAAAATTGTGGCAAACGATAAATCGTTGAAAGACGAAAAAGAAAACAAGATATATTATCACTTAAACAAGCTTAAACAGGGGACTACACTAAAGTATAACAAAATCACATGTAAATTTGTATTGAAAAATCTAAAACAACATTACACTGAGGCAAAATTAGTTCAATTATTAGAAGAAAAAGGGATTGGAAGACCATCTACCTTTTCGTCAATTGTCGACAAAATACAGGACAAGTCGTATGTGAAAAAAGAGGATATACCAGGAAAGCGTATTGTATGTAAAGATTTTGATTTGGAAGACGACACGATTCGTGAAACGGAAACCAGTCGTGAATTTGGAAATGAAAAGAATAAATTAGTGATACAACAAATGGGAGTCGTTGTCGTGGAGTTTTTGTATAAACATTTCAACGAATTATTCAATTATGAATACACCTGCGAAATGGAAACAATCTTGGATAATATAAGCAAAGGTGAAAAAATATGGACTGATTGTTGTAACACTTGTTTAGGCGAAATTGACGGGCTTATTGGTAAATTAAAAAATGCCGATGTCGAACATACTAACAAGACAACCAAAACTACCTCAGGAAAACGCGGCGATAAATACGAAATCAAAATTGATGATACACATAGTTATATTATTGGAAAATACGGTCCGGTCATTAAATGTACGCTGGACGCCAAAAAAACCATGTTTCTCCCAGTGAAAAAAGATATTGATATTTCTATACTAGAAACAGGCGGATACAAATTACAAGACCTGGTAGACCCCAACGCATGGACGGTTTCATCAAAAGGTGGTATTGGTGGTATCAATACGAATGTTCTAGGAACATATCAGCACCAAGATCTCATTCTTAAAAAAGGTAAATTTGGTTTGTATGTGGAATGGGGTGAAAACAATAAATCCTTGAAAGTTTTTGGAAATCGTCCCATAGAAAACATTAGCTACAATGATGTAGTGAAAGTCATTGAAGAAACAACCCCAAACGCAACAAGTAATACGGTTCGTAACCTCACGGAGACAATAAGCATTCGCAGAGGAAAATTCGGGGATTACATTTTTTACAAGAATGAGAAAATGTTTAAACCAGAATTTTTCAAATTAAATGGATTTCAAGATGATTATAAATCATGTGATAAAACCCGACTTATTGCCTGGATAAATGATACATATCATATCTATTAGATCGACGTGGTGTTTGTAATTATTAAATCTGAAAATTATATAATATTTTACATTATATAATTATCATGATGAGAGAAAACCGGACAACATACAAAAAAAATAAAAAATATTTTTACTTTTATGGTGCTCTTATTATTTTTGCCTTGTACTATTTACTTACCTTGTTAAGGAAAGAGGGGTTTATTGCTTCTATTTCAATGATGTAAATTTATTTATTTCTCCTGTATATTTTAAATTCACCAGAGTCATATAATTCTTCATAACCATAAGTTAATAACAAATCTTGCGCCTTTTTAGTAGTTTCCCAATTTGTATCATCAAAAACCCAAATACCATTGATTTTCACTTTTTTATGATATAATTCCACTTCATTACAACTAATTTCCTCTGAATGATTCGAATCCTGATGTAAAAAATCAATACTATCGTTTTCAAAATTAATAATCGCATCTGAACTTTTCATACGCAAAAGTTTAACATGTTTACATTCATATTTATTAAAAAGATTCAGCGTATAATTATATATTTCATTATAATCAATTTTACCCCACCATTCATCATTTGATTTATCATTTGAACCTTCCAGAGATGCGTTTTTCTCCCAAGCATCTATTCCAAATACTCTATTATTTGTGATAAATGATATAGGTAATAAACTTTTTCCACCAAATACACCTAATTCAACACAAATATCATTCGGCTTAATGTAATCAATCATCTTTAGTGCCTTTTCTTTTGTGCACCAACCGTGAATATTTTTATATTCGTCACTATAAATTAATTTTTTTACCCGGTCCATCTTATATTATTTATATAATATAACTAATATAATAATTATAAATCTTTTACGCATATTCCGTCGATTAATTTCATATTTACATCAAAATTTTGATTAAATAGTCCACCATTTTGTATTTTTTCTCTAAGTTCTTTTAAATTATAGTCATTTCCTTCTGCCCAGTATTTATCGCGGGTAAGTAAGTCTAATAATAAATGGCTTAAATCTTTTCTTCCATTTGGATCCCATCTTTTAACAACATTATATTTTTTCATTATATTTTTATAATTTTCATCACTTAATAAAGGGTCTCTTCTAATAAAAACATTTCCTTGATCGGCGAAATCCTCTGATTCATAAAACAATACCTTTTTTGAATAATATATCGGGGTTCCTGTTTTTTCTAAACGAATACCATAATTATAATCTTCACCTCCAAGAGTAGAATGTATTTCATCATATCCATTTACTTTTAAGATACATTCTAATGGAGAGGCAGAATAACCAAATAATGATGTTCCCGATATTTTATTTAAATCTTTATCGAAATATTTAATGCGTGAATCAATACCACCACCATGTTCTCTACATTTTGTTATCATACCGTTATCAACTGATAAATCATATACTTTTTTGTATGAAAATCCAACGACCATATTTTTATATGCGTATTCTAACATATATTTAAAGGAATTTGGATATAAAACACCAAGATCATCTATAAATAATAAATAATTGTATTTCGCATAACAAATACCTGTATTTCTAGGAATTGAAGCAGCAAAATAATTAACACTCGTTACTTTATGTTTACCTTGAATAAGCGAAGGTTTTGGTTCTACATGAACATATTCAAAACGCCCCCTAATAATTTGATTAAATAATTCTCTACGATACTCATCATATTGTAATTCATAATCAACAATGACTATTTGGATTTTAGATAAATCAAAGCCTTCATCCATTACCTGATTATATAACGAATCTATGAACCATTCAATTTTGGGGTCTTTTCGACATGTAATATAAATAAAAGAAAGCATTACTATTATAATATATTTATATATTTTTAAATTAGTTTTTATACCATTTTATATCATTTTTAATATACTCCATATCATAGACACAAACAATACTTTGAGTATCCATTACACTATATGACATAATTATTTCGTCACATACACCATTTTCATTTTCTTTGATTATCAATCCCATACAAAATTCTACTTTATAATTTTCAAATTTGAATAATTCGCTATAACAATCCAAATTCATATTCAAATCAAATACCGCAAAAAAATGTTGATAATTCACAAAATTCCCTTTACTCTGTGATTTATGTATTACAAACCACAATTCACCATCACGAGTTTTAAAACCACATGTGCTTCCTTTTGCTCCTTTAAAATAATCGGGAATATTGTATTTTATATCAATTATATTCAACTCATTAGAATCATAATCTATTTTTCCTATTTGTAATGGAAACCATTTATATACAATAGATAACTCATTATGATAGTCGAAAAAACTCCAATTTTTTTCTGTGGTGTATTCATTTAAAAACGCAGGATATATAATATTTTTATTTAAATTATATTTATTTGAATCAAACTCAACAGCATCACTTGAAATCAACATTTTTTGAGTTTTATTATCAAATGCCGTAGCCAAATAATATAAATTATCACAAAATTTAAATAATCGTAAATCTTCTATACCTTTGTATAACATATTGTTATACTTTTTTTCATCATATATAGATACATCATCTAAAAACAATTCTTCTGTAATTTTATTAAAATTTTGATCTACTTTAAACATACTATTTAAGGTAATCCAATGTTTGGGTTTTTTTACAATTTCCTTATCATTATTTGGTCTTTTTTTAAACATGTAATTGATATATCTAATATTAATAATATAGTGATTCTTATTACACGGACATGAAACAATTGTTGGAGAACCACTATAAAATTTATATGTTTCATTAAATATGTTGGTATTTATTGTTTTTGATAAATCTACTCGCATCTTGTATTTCAATATTGGGTAATTGTATATTTCTACTTTATTCCATAATTCCAAAGAATAATTTTTATAATCTATATTTTTATATAATATATGATTACTTGTATTAGTTGTATCATTTAATTTAATGATATTTCCACTATTTACTAATGGAAAAGTATTTATATTTATTTTTTCATGAAAAAAATTTATTAATAATTGATGTTTCATTATTTCAGATTCATGATTACCATAAAAAGATTTTTTACAGTTTATAACGATTTGTTGAATACATTTATTCATTATTGGATTATTTGGTAGACAAACGAATAATTCCAGGTTTATACTATTGTCTTCTTTACAATAATATTCTTTATTTGTCAATTCTAATAATTTGAAACCATTATAACATATATATTTGGCATCTATAAAAATTCCTCCATATATATATAACACACAAAAAGACCATAAATACATTTTATGTTTATAAGATGCGAATTTATCAAATGTGTATAATACATCTTCATGAAAATTATTTTTTAAAAAATCTATACACATTGAAATATCATATAAATAATGGGTAAATTCCGGATTTTGTAATTTTATTATATCTATATTTTTTTTTATTTGAACAGGTAACTCTACATCATGCCAAAATTGAAAAATATTTAAAGGAATAACAGAATATATTTTTTTATTACTTGTTTTATTACTTATATTTTTACAATATTTATTATCCGCTTTTTGAAATTCTTTTTGTTTTTTTATATTTTCAATTTGTTTTAATTTTATTTCATTTTTATCTTGTATTTTATTATCATTGATTTGATTTGAATCATTCTTTTTTATATAATTTTCTCTATTTTTTAATAATTTATTATAATTGAAAACAAACATGATAAATTATTTTATAATATACATCAGATAAAATAATTTATTTGTAAAAACGAATAACTCTCCACATTCGCATTACTTTGTTTTTCGTTTTAGATCTAAACAAGTAATTTCAAATGTCAATGCCAATGGCATATTTTGAAAATCAACAATTAACCCATTGTGATATCGAAATTCTATATTTAGTTTTCGTATACTATTCAATGGAGGCTCAAATACTTTGGGGTTAAAAAAACCACTACAATATGACAGTGCAATCGGCGTACTACCCACTGGTATTTTGCCAAACGCATATTCAACCGCCCCATTTGTGATGTTGGATCTTTGTGTATATACAGTATCATTAAATGGATACGTCATATCAATATTATTCCAACCATTAATTAACAGATAAATATAAGATTCGCCTAAAATATTTATTTTTAAGGGAGCCCTTACATAATAAGCATGAGCACCATTTAAATCAGGATTGGGTGTTAACCAATAACCATTATCTCCTGCAACAACATCTCCGTAAAAAAATCTAACATCCTCACCATTATCCTCTGCTTGTTTTGAGAATTCATTTTTTTTAAGGATAAACCCTAAATTATTTGGTAATCCCCAATTTGTATATTCTGTAAATCGTTTCGCATTCACACATAATGAATTAAAATATTCCTCTTGTTCTGTATAAAAAGTTGAATTATTTGTAATTTCAAAAGCGGAGCTCCTATTACCAAACCATAAATATTGACTTACATAATTATAAACAATTACAAATTCATTATATCCAGTAAAACTATCTAAAAGAGATGGCTGATTATCTAAAATATATTGTTTTAAATATTGAGTAACAGCCCAATTGAATTTATTTGTTAATTCGGTGGCTAATTGACCTACACTATAAAATCCAGATTCAATCTTAAACCTATATTCGTTTTTTAAATTTGCTACTAATCCATAATATATTAATTGTTGTAATGGGTCTATAGATCCACCGGGTGGTATATTTGCCAATGGATTATATATATCTATAAATCTGAAAACCATAAAAACATTATTAAATAATTCATTAAAAGTGTCAATATTAATAGGAAGTGCTAATTCAGAAACATTTAACGTTTTTACGTTATAAAAATCACGAGGTAATTCAATCTCAAAAGTAGACGAGTTTGGGTATTTTAAAATATTTCTATCTTCCGAATGGACTGAAACATAATATTTAACTTCTTGATATTCTGCCGTATCACGCGGAACAGGCATAACTGGGTGATTTGTAAAAGTATTACTCATAAAATTATTCATTTTATATATATATAAGATATAATATTAATATATAATAATAACAAATATTTATTTTATTTCAACATTTATATAATATAAATATAAATCTATATAATATAAATCTATATAATATAAATCTATATAATATATAATATAGTATGTCTGGCGGAAATCCATTAGGAACATCTGGTCTTTCAACATCATTTAATAATAAACAAAGTTACCCAAATACAAGTGGTGGTAAAAACCAAGCATTTGTGAGTTTAGGTATTAAACAGCTCACTACCAGTATTCCACCAACTACAAATGATTGGGTATATAAATCATACACATCTGGTTCAAGTACCGTAAACACAATAACTCCATCTCCATCAAGTTATAGTATATATATTTCTCAAAATTTATATGTAGATGGGACTATATATGGAAATTTAGTGGGCACTGTAACAGCACCATCTGATATAGCCCTTAAAGAAAATATAAAAGATTTAGGATTAACTATTGATGTAAATAAGATTATGGATTTAAACCCTAAATCGTATACATATAAAAAAGATAAAAAGGAAAAAAAAATACATTATGGACTCATTGCTCAAGAAATGGAACAAGTATACCCCGATTTAGTTTATAATGATAAAGGATCTAAAACAATTAATTACGTGGAATTAATACCACTATTATTATTAAAAATTAAGGATCTTCAAGAACAAATCAATGTTTTAAAAAATAAAATACCATAAAATATCATAATTAAAATAGTTGTCACAATCAAAAATAAAATATCATAATTATATAAGACAATGTTTGATATAATTATAATTACTGGAATTATTATTACTTTAATTACAATGATGATTGGATCTAACAATCCAAATACTTTATCTGGAATACAAATTGGTTTGGGTTTTATATTAATTGGTGTTTTACTGTATTGTAATTTGAGAATAACTGATATATACGAATCAAAAAATATCTTTGGAATAATTTTAGATGTAATGCCTCACTTATTAATTATATGTTCTATTATTATTTGTATTTATATTATTGGAAAGTATTTTACTAAAATATCAACAGATAAAGTAAGTGATAGTTTTAAACTTTTTAAAAATTGGTTTATTCTTTTAACAATATTTCAAGTAGTGTCTATTCTTTATTACTACTCTAAACCAGAAAACAAGAAAAAGTCCGATTATTTAATCTATATATTTGGAATATTTAATTCGTTATTTTTAATCATCATGTATACAAGTTTAACATATTTTACAACAGATGGTTTTAGAAATATTACCATGTAATATTGATTACTAAACCATGATTACTACACATGAATCACTAACACTGGCTTATTTTAGAAAATTTAAAAGTCAACCCAATTTGTGTGTCGGTTTCCCAAATACCAGAAATTTTCAATATAAATAAACAATTATTTGTTTTATCTATATTTTCAGTAAATATTTTAATATTCCCAACACGTAATTGCTCATATATTGTTTTTTGAATAATTTTATTTTTAATATTTATATTTTTAAGAATATTTTCTTCAATTTGTTGTATATGTTCAATCATATTTTTATTGTTAATTAAATTAAAAGAACACTTATATTTATTATAAAATTTTTCAATAACGACATCATACAGCTGAACAAATACATTAATTCCATTAGTAACAAAAAAATCAGTAGAATATATGAGTCTTATAAAAAGACCGTCGCTGACTACATTATTTTTAATCGGATCACAAAAATATATATTATTTATATTAAATTGACTCATATTTAATGCTATATTCATTATAAAGGTATGTTACTATAAATAAACGGGTTGTTTTTAAGTTACATTATTTATTGAAATATGTTTTATTCGTTGTAAAATAAATAAAGAATAAACCAATACATATAATAGATTCTATGAAATTTCATGAAAGCCATTTTGAAGAATATGTACTTTCGAGTGAAAAACAAAATTTACATCCAGCAGCAGATAAAATACTTAAAAAATTACCCAATGATTTCAAAGATTTAAAAAATATCATTTATTACGGTCCAAGTGGTGTTGGTAAATACTCAATTATTTTGAAATCTATTAAAAAATATAGTCCATCTGAACTAAAATACGAAAAAAAAATAAGTATAATGTATAATAAAATACAATATTATTTGAAAATAAGTGATATACATTATGAAGTGGATTTATCATTGCTTGGATGTAATTCCAAATTATTATGGCATGAAATATATGTACAAATCATTGATATTATTTCGGCAAAAACAAATAAAATTGGAATTATTGTGTGTAAAAAATTTCAAGATATTCATAGTGAATTGTTGGAAAATTTTTATAGTTACATGCAGCAAAATAATTCGTCATCTATAGATTTAAAATTCATTATTATTAGTGAACAAATTAGTTTTATACATGACAATATTTTGAATTGTTGTGAAATCATAAATATCCAACGCCCGACGAAAACAAATTATGAAAAATGTGTGAACAAAAAAATATATACTTCATTGAATCAAATATCCAATATAAAAAATGTAAATTCAAATGTGAATCAATTATTGATGCATCCTTATAAATTAATATGTAATAAAATTATCAATATAATTATCGATGTTGAAAGTTGTAAATTTTTAAAACTACGCGATTTTCTTTATGACATGTTTATTTATAATTTAGATATTAGTGAATGTATATGGTATATACTGCATACATTGGTTACACTAAAAAAAATAAAAGAAGATAAAATGTCCGATATATTAATCAAAACATATACATTTTTTCAATATTATAATAATAATTACAGACCAATTTATCATATAGAAAATTATATTCTTTATTTGTCAACTATAGTAAACCATGAATAATAATTTAAATATTAAGTTATACTATGTATTATAATATTCATCATAAGAATCATCAAGCTAGTATGAATTTACAAGAAGCATTACAAATCATGAAAATAGAAAACGGATTTAGTCATCTTTCTCTTGATACACTGAAAAAAAAATATCATAAATTGGCATTAATTCATCATCCGGATAAAAATGGGAATAGTATAGAGGCTAAAGAAAAGTTTCAAAAATTAGGCGAGGCTTATGAATTACTAAAGAAAGAATTGGGTTACATTGAACATACAATCGGAGAGAAGGAAGAACCCACATTTAATAACCCGAATGAAAGTAGTGGATATTCCTTTTTCTTGAATATGTTTTTACAAAATATTGTAACTGGGCAATATAGTGAAGGTGTCCAGTCAATTATTCGGGATATTGTGAGTGGTTGTAAAGAAATTTCTCTCAAAATGTTTGATAAAATGGACAGAGAAACATCATTATATGTATATAATTTCATAATCAAATACAAAGATTTATTTCATTTAAATGATTCTATTTTAAACACTGTAAAAGAAATCATCCTCGAGAAATTCAAGGATATACAAATCTTTACATTAAATCCAAGTATAGACGATTTGTTTGAAAACAATGTATACAAATTAGAATACAATAGTAAATTATATTTTGTACCGCTGTGGCACGGTGAGGTTTATTTTGACGCGGATACTACGTTATCAGATGTAAAAGAAATCATTGTGAAATGCATGCCCGAATTACCAGACCATATGAGTATAGATGAAAACAATCATTTGTATATAAATGTAAACATAAAATTCGGTCTTTCTCTCTTCAAAGAGAAAACGACAACTATTTTGGTGGGAAAAAAAAGGTATGAAATACCCAATATGGAGTTGTATTGTAAACAAAACCAACATTATGTTTTCAAAAATAGCGGTATATCACAAATCGACGAACATGACATGTATAATATTAAAAAAAAGGGGGATGTCGTTATACGGATAAATTTTATTTGATATATTGGTATATTTTTATAATCATTTATTGATTTTCATTTTAGAAATCAATAAATAAATCATTTCTATACTATAGATGTTCATTTACGTAGACATTGGATTGACACAAAAATATTGTTTGAAATAACAACAATATATGAAAAACTAAATGATTCATTTGATAAAAAGGTTGAACACTCATAATAATCATAAATAATATTGTAATTAAAATACCATTATTACGAATATATAAATCATTTGTGTTATAAATCATAATTATTGAATCAACTAAAATAGGCAATGATTTGGTTAAATGTAAAATTTGTGTTTTTTCTGGTGGATTTTTATAAATTGTAATAAGTTGATTGCTACTTTTTAAAGTTACTAGATATTTTACAAAATGATACATGGACGCACTATGAAATAGTAGTGAAAAATATACTAATGTCATATTTATATACATGTTTGGCGCCATCGTTGTTAATACTTTATATAAATTTGTATTTGTTAAAATACAAAAAAAACAGCGAATATGTATCATCAACACATCATCTATATAATACCATATTAAATCATCATCTAAAACATTTTTTTCCTCTGTTTTTTGTATTGATAAAGCATTGTGATATTCATATGAAGTTACAGATAAAATAATTACTCCAAATGTATCTAAAAAGTAAATAGCATTAAGAAAAGGTTTATATATAAACGCACACGCTACGGGTGATGTAAAATATAAATATTTGATTATACGTTCACTTTGCTGAAATGATAATAAAAATCCCGTTTCATTTATTTTTTTTACAATTGTTTTTATAATTATGGCAAACCAGTATAAATTCATAAAATAAAGTAAATATATTCCTATTTTTATCAAACCCGCATCATAAGGACTATAATATTTATCAATGTCACTATTAATAGTTTTATTATATATTATTTTTTTACTATATTCATAAATACGTGTATACATAAATAAAACCATAAATAATAAATTATTTACAAGTGTAATTGTCTTGTATTTTTTTGGAATAAAATCTCGAGAAATTAAAAAAACAGTACTTAATTCTGTTTTTAATACGACTATCATTAAATGCATTAAATTTGATAACGCACTTATAGAATTCAATGACGGGTATATCAAAAGTAATACAGCTATATGATGAATGATTAAATCCGGGGTACATAATAAAGAATCAAAAATACATTGCCATTTAATGATTGAAAACATGTTGATTTGAGTATTTATATCATTTGAATAACACGCATATGTAGCGTATAATATGACTGGTAAATAATATATATTTTGTATTGTTTTGAATATAGTACGCATTTTATTTTTTGTATCGTTGTTCATTGGCATTAACGCATTGATACAATCTAACAAAATCATGTTATAATTATATTATTACAGCATGATTTATTTAATATATTTAATGAATATATTTAGTTAAATATATTCAATAATTTTATATATAAATAATACATATTATATCTCCCAATGTTTTACGCCTTGTTTAACTCAATACAAATATTAGGTGGCGTTTTATTCATGTCGACATTTACATCGTATTTGATATGTCAATTTTACAATTATCCATTTATCAATCCAGAATATACAGTTGAAAAAATATACGCCCGAACAAAAACAATGTCCGCGAATTTATTGATTATATCAACCGAGACTGTTTTTTTAACGAGTCATATATTATACCCGCGTTTAGATTCAGCCACCCATTCTCCAATCAAGTCAGCCGGAAATATAATTTTATATGTCTTTTATGTTGAGTTATTTTACTATGTTTATCACCGTTGGATACATAAAAGTCCTTTTTATAAATATATACATGCGGATCATCATACATCCATCAATGTATATCCGTTTGATACATTTTACATTAACTTGTATGATTACCAGTTTTTGATTATGTCGCTTGGATTACCACTCATGATTGTAAAAGTAAACATGACCGAGCATATACTGACTTTATATTATTACCTGACTTATTCATATTTAACCCATTCAAAATTGTTATGTGATCACCATCATATACACCATAAAAAATTTGTTTATAATTATTGTTTATCTGTACCATTATTTGATATATTATTTGGCACATACCATGTCAATGAAAAAAGGGTTATTTAATTACATGATTCGTACTAATAATATTAATAATAATTATAATTATAAATTCGTTAGATTACTGTCTATATATTTGTTTTTATTTTTGTCTTTATTTTGGCTTTATTTTGACTCTATATTTTGACTCTATATTTTTTTTTGTTTTTTGGCTTTATGCGTCAGTCTTTTTCTTTACTACTTTCTTTACTACTTTTTTAGGCTCTTCTTGAACAACTAATGGTGCTGCTACTTTTACAACAACTGGTTCTGGAGTTGGTGCGGCGTCTTCATCATCTTCATCATCCTCCTCGTCATCATCTGATTCCTCAACAGCAGTATTTGTTGCTTCTGGGAAATCAACATCCGCATCCTCAATTGGAGCAGGAGCTTTCTTTAGCTTTTCCTTATCGGTTGACTTTAACTTGATGAAACAATGACCGACAAGTGATGTCTTTGGTTTTTGTACCATTGCTTGTACTAATTTCCAAGTAATACCAAACTTACCATTGGCAAACCATAAACCACCACACTGCATGATAACTGCGACTTGAGATCCCTTTTGAATCAAATCAAGAGGTGATACGGTTGGATTTGATGGACTTGGAAATAATTTAGCACCATCTTCGTCATAAACCTCGCATTTCCAAACGCCATCCCATAATGGGATTTTTACTTTTAATAAAGGTGACTTGCTCATATCAGCCTCACCAGTATTCTTATCCTTGGTATATTTCAACATTGGACTGTATAACGCATCAACAACCTCAGCATTCTTATGAATTTTACCAAACCATTCTTTGGAATTGGTAAGCGCATCTGCTTTGATTTTCTTTTCCAAGTTTTGCATATTAGTTAAGAATGCTGTCGTGTCATCGTCTTTATACTCATCGTTAGGAAATACCAATGACATTTCATATTTACCATTGCCTTTACCAGTGGATGCGTCAACATAATCCGCAGCACCCCAGGTTAACATTAATGGAGTGGATAAACGAAGACCTGTATTACTGGACTTGTTTAATATATTCACACTTTTACCACCCGAACCACCAGCTTTTGGTGCGGTATAACGAATATTTTCTGCGTTGAATATGGTTCCGTCTACGATGGTGTCTGCCATTTCTTACTTGTATATATAATATTCACTATGTATACTTTTTAGAATCAATTTTTTTTTTAATTATAAAAATCAAATATTTATTTTTATTTTGATTTTCTTTTTGTTTTCATTTTGTTTTTATTTATGATAATCCTATGGGTTACAAATGAAATAATTATTATTTAATAAAAATAACTCAAAAAGATTTTATTATATGTATATATAGTATTGAAATGAATACAAAAAATAATAATATATTACAAGAAAATAGTAAACCAAAAAAAAATAATCATCAAAACATTGATGAATACATTGATTATATTTACAGCAATTGCGAAAAAAAGATGCCACAAATAAAGAAAACCGGAAAGGTTACAGACGAAAATGTTATTATACCAACGACAAAATCATATGATATTTTGTTGCGAAATAATTATAATTTACAACAGTTAAAAACAATTGCCAAACATTACAAAATGAAAATTTCAGGTAACAAAAACGAATTGGTCAATCGTCTCTATGTTTTTCTAAAATTATCGTCCATTATTGTAAAAATCCAAAAGATATTTAGAGGAAATGTACAGAGAAAATACAATCAATTACACGGTCCCGCATTTTTGAAACGTGAACTATGTACAAACCAGACAGATTTTTTAACAATGGAGGAAATGAAGGACATGGACTCAACGCAATTTTTTAGTTTTAAAGACACGGATGGTTTTATATATGGCTTTGATGTTATTTCTCTCTATAATTTGATTTTAAAATCAGGTAAATCTATACAAAATCCATATAATAGAAATGTAATACCTACTAGTGTGATTCATGATTTTAAATCATTAATTCGAACAAGTAAAATATTAAAAATACCTATAGAGGTCGATATTAAAGATGTGTGTGATGATTTATCGGATACAAAAAGCGTCGAATTGAAAATATTGGACCTATTTCAATTTATTGATTCTTTAGGAAATTATAGTAATCCTGAATGGTTTCTCTCTTTGGTGAAACCTCAAATCATCAAATTCATGCGAGAATTAGTAGATATATGGAATTATAGAGCACAATTACCAAGTGATGTAAAGCGCATGATTTATCCGCCAGGGGGTAATCCTTTTGTTACACTGAATTTAAATTCATTTATGAATGAAAACAATATAACCAAATTACAAAAAATGGCGCTTTATTACATGGAACGAATTGTGAAAAGCGCACAAGATAAAGATCACATGGCGCTGGGCGCGTATTATGTTTTAGGGGCGCTCACTTTGGTAAATCCAAACGCGGCTGCGGCATTACCATGGTTATTTCAATCAGTTGCTTATTTTTAGACGAAGTCGTATACGTATTTAATTAAAGAATAATATATTTTATTTAATTAAATATGCCGTATTTTCATAATGAAAAAGTAAATTTGTTATTAATACACATTCCAAAAACAGGCGGAACAAGCTTACAATATTATTTTAGAAACAAATATGGAATACTTTTGAATAGATATTCTTTATATACTTATCAAAAACACGAATTTTTTGAAGGGGTTAGTTTTCAACATCAAACATATAAAATAATTAAGGAAAACCATGGGTATTTCAATGTGGATCTCAATCATTTAGAAATCATAAGTGTTGTTAGAAATCCATATCACAGAATTATAAGCGATATGTTATTTGTAAAAATTATACACGAGAACAGTAGCCAAGATGAAGTATACGATAAACTCACGAATGAATATTTAGCAAATGTATATAATCCGGAACATGACAATCATCGCATACCCCAATACATGTTTTTACTGGATGAAAACTATGAATTATTGAAAAATGTAACAATATTGAAAACAGAAACATTGACAGAGCAAATGAAAAAAATGGGACATCTAGATTTTGAAAATCATTATTATAAAACGTCCATTGTGAGAGATTATATGGATTTTTTGAATGAAAAATCTATCCAGTTAATAAACAAATATTATAATAAAGACTTTGATTTTTTTGATTACAAAATGGTTTAGGAAAATATGCGAAACAATAAATATTTGTATTTTGCGTTAAAAACAATAAAAATCCATGTGTGTTGGATTTTTATTATTTAGGAATATGTTTGTGATGCCGTATACTCACAAAATTATATAATAATATATATAATGCGTTAAAAGACTTAAAAAGTAAATATTTATATAGTATATAATATGGCAAAAACCGTAAAAGCAAAGTCTGCTGAACAAGCACCAGTCGTCGAAACCACACCAGCTCAAACTGCTGCCCCAAAAGTAAAGAAGGTCAAGGCTCCAAAGGAAGCCGCCGCTCCAGTTGTTGAAGCACCAAAGGTTGAGCAACAAGTATCCTCTGAAAGCGCCCCAGTTGACGCTGTATTAAGTGAAAAATCTACCGAATTTTTTGCCAAGTTACAACAAGTTGGCGCTTTAATCTCCGTATTAAAGAGTGAGTATCGTTTAATTGAGAAGCAATGGTTGAAGGAAAAGAAGGCTGTTGAAAAATTGACCTTAAAGAAAAATAGAAAGTCTGGTAACCGCAAGCCAAGTGGTTTTGTTAAGCCAACCCGTATTAGTGATGAACTTGCCTCATTCTTAGGAAAGGACAAGGGATCCGAAATGGCAAGAACTGCTGTTACCAAGGAGATCAACGCATATATCCGTGCTAACAAGTTACAAGATCCTGCCAACGGTCGCAAGATCAACCCAGATACCAAGTTATCATCCCTTCTTAAGTTAAGTAAGACTGATCAATTAACCTATTTCAACTTACAAAAATTCATGAGTCATCATTTTGACAAGGCAGGTGCCACAACTACTACTACTACTACTACTACTACTAGTGCTTAAAATAAAAAACAATTAAAAAACAATTAAAAAACAATTAAAAAACAATTAAAAACCAATTAAAAACCAATTAAAAACCAATTAAAAACCAATTAAAAACCAATTAAAAACCAATTAAAAAACAAAATAAAAATATATATTTACAATATATATTTACAATATATATGTTTATTTTTAAAAATAGTATAAAAAACCAAACACATATTTTTATACATATTCCAAAAAACGGTGGTAAATTTATCAGAAATAAAATAAAAAAAGATAATAATCATATTGTAATAAAATCAAACTTGTTTAAAGAAAAGAATATTCATTTAGCACATATTCCATATATGAAAAAAGAAAAATATATTGATCCAAGTATTGAGTATCATTATTTCACATATACTAGAAATCCTTATGATAGAATCATTAGTGCTTTCTTTTATAAAAATCCTACAAAAAATATACAAAATTTTAAGGATTTTTGTAAAAATGAATTACTTACTATGGATTTTAATTTAAATTTTGACAAAAAGTACATACATTATTATCCACAATATTTATTTATATGCGACGAAAAAAATAATATACCTACAAATATTGATATCAAAAAAATAGAAGAACATGAGCATCCAAAAAAATATAATTTAATAGATTATTTGGATAACAAATGTATTGAAATTATAAATAAAGTATACAAAGACGATTTTACATTATTAAATTATGAAATAAAAAATACTATATAAAAAAAAATTTCATATAGGAGTGTTTCATATAATATTATTACTTTATCCAAACCAAATAAAAAATAATTGTAAAAAAAGAAAAATAATTATAAATTTATAATACAAATGAATTATACATTTATACATCCAACAAAGACAGGTGGTACTGCCTGTGAAATATATTTTGAAAAATATTATAGCAATTATATAAAAGGTAAGGGACATTTTACTCGATGTACAAATGATAATAACCCAATTATAATCATAAGAGATGTTATTGAACGTTTTATATCCATGTATAAATATTGGAAATATGGTCCAATCGACACAATATTTAAAAAAAATAATGATGAATTAGAAAAGAATAAAAAATATAACATTAATGATTTCATTACAATGATAAAAAATAATGATACGCAACAATTATTTAATAAAACTACATGGGATAAACATTTTTTTCAACAGCATTATTGGATTAATAATACTGAATATAATAATATTATAATTATTAAATATGACAAAAATTTGAATAAAAAAATAAATAAATTAATAACTCTTATTCATATTCCTAACAAAAATATTCCACTTCCAATAATAAATACAAGTAAAGAAAATGATGAAAATATTATTTTAACAAATGAAAATTTTACATTTATAAAAAACTATTTTAAAGATGATTATGATTTCATTGAGAAAATAAATAACAATCCTGAATTATTTAAATTGGTTTTATAATAATAATTTTTATAATAATAATTTATAAAATATATAATTATATAAAATGATATTAATTCTTAGGGGACATATTCGCAGATCATTTAATGATTTAAATTTGTATAACTTAATTAAACAAATATATAATGATGTTGATGAAAATATAAATATATATATACACACATGGAATATATTTGCGAATAATATAAGTTGGAGACAAATAGATACCAATAACGCGACAGTTACAAAAGAAATTATTTATGACTATTTTAAAGATATAAAACATTTAATAAAACATATTATCATTGAAGATGATACAAAAATAAAATTAATAGGTAATAAAGATGGAAATATTAATAATGGTCCAACGTCATTGTTGGGTTGGAAAAATTATTGGTATGGAAAATATCAAATCATAAATTATATTTATAATAATTCAACACCCGATGAAATATATAATACAACATGTATAAATACACGGTTTGATTTATTAGATTTAACTGGTAAAAATAAAATAGACAACCCAGAAATAATGCAATTTATTAAAAATAATATTAAAATGAGTGATATTAAAAAAAATATTTTTACAAAAAGTGTTGAAGATGTTGGTATTGATAATATTTATATCGGAAATATTGATACCATGTATAAAGTGACAAACCATTTTTTTAATTTTTTAGACGATATTTTATTAAAATATACGGATACACTACACCAAGAATACTTTGTATTTAGAGAAAATAATTTATTGTTTTTCCAATGACGACACCATAATATAATCAATATGCAAATATAAACCCATCTAATTTTAAAATACTTTTCATGTGTTCCTTATCAACCACACCATTTACGATTTTTATTTTATCAATATCCATACTACAATTTGCGCAAGACAAATCAAACATATTGTATACATTTAAAAGCACGTCCATGTCTTGTTCCAATAATTTATGTTGTTCAATCCAATTGTAAAACCCAATAGTTTCTTTTTCTTTCAAATATTTATGAAATAATTTCATCACTTTATACAAATCGTATGATGTATGTTCATCTCGATACTTTTGTATATTATAGTCTGTACCGGATAATACACATACCTGACGAAAATCATCTTGATTCATTTCAAATTCTTCCAATATTTTTTTGGTATCATATAAAACACATGTATGATTTATTAAACTTAAATATCGCAATACACGGCAACACCCGTATACAAACATATCCATATCTTCGCTCAAACAAGCCCATACTTTTTTCTTCAATACAAGCAGGGAACATAATTCATCTGCCTCACCTTCCGCATCACAATATGTCATACCATATGAACGAATTAGTTCCTTTACAATATGAATATGTTCTTTTTGTATGTAAACAAACTTTTTCTTCAAAGAATCCATCGTAGATTGTATTTCTTGTTTTTCGACATCATCCATATCTTGGTTTTTTTCTAATTTTTCTTTTAATACATTATATTCTTTTTCTGCCAACTTTTTGTCTTGGTGCCGTTTGATAAGTAGTTCCTTTTTTTCAGTTCTAGATTTACCATCAAAGACAAAGATTGGGATTATATTATATTTATTGAATACCGACATCATTAAATAGAAATTTTCTATTAATGAATTACCACTTGTATATTTATACAAGTAAATACTAATATCTACGGCAATTTTTTTGCCAGTTAATTCTTTTAAGGATATACATTTGACTGATTCTTTTGAACATTTCTCTCTTATGTAATAATTCAAATATTTAATTCCCATATTTATTATCAATCGTTTTGTATTGTATTGTTTATATCTATATATCTATTATAAAATAATAAAAATCACTTTCAATTTTTATAATTAAAGAGAGAAAATAAAAATTGAAATACTTTGGTTTTCTCTTTGATATGTAAACCCAAAAGCAAAAAATGAATACAAGAAGTAAAACCAATTATGAAAACAATGCCCCTTATAGTGTTGATATTGATTTTAATGACGCCAGTGAGTCGTGGAAATCAAACAAAAAATCCAAAGGTAACGGTTGTTATACCTATATTTGTGGACAAGTTTTGAAAAATGGAAAACAGTGTATGAGAGAACCCGACACATACTGTGAAACTTGTGGTTATCATAAAAAATAATATTTGTAGTATATATATTTATATGCTATGAGTGGCGAACCATTAAAACGAAAGATATCAACTTCCCAATTTGAAGAAGAAGAAGAGTTAAATAGAAACCCCAAAAAAGATAAAAAAACGGAAGAATATGCGTATTTTGATGAAGATATTGAAGGAGATGATATTTTTTCAAGGTTTGGATTAGAACTTACTGATAATACATTATCTAGTGGATTAAAAGAAGAGGTTGATATTCAAGAAGCATATTTAACAAATTATATTAAAAACTATTTAAACGATAAAAAATATGGGCTTTCTTATTTAGCTGAAATTACAAAAATAGAAATATTAGATACTTCATTAGAAAATTTTCATACTTTAGTGAATTATTTCTTTTTTTATAATGAAATAACAAAAAAACATATTACAAAAATTCCTTTATATTTACCATTATATTACGTTATTAAAAAATTTTTTGAATTAATATTAAATAATGATTTTAAAATTATAGCTTTATCAAAAGAATATAATGATCCCGGACTAATTGAGCTGTTTAGTAATATATTTAATGTTTATAATAGCATAATTAATAAAAAAACTGGTAAAATTGATAAAGGAGCTATGGAATACGATAATATAATTGATTTTTTTATTGGTTATTATTATTATGAAAGAGATCTAAAAGAAAAGCTTAAAAAAAATGAATTACTCAAAAATGTAAATAAAGATAAATTCAATAATCCAGGTCTTGATTATGGCGAATTTGATGAGGGTTTCTATGGAGGCAAGAAAAAACGTACATATCGTCGAAAAACAACGCAAAAACATAAAAAAAATAAAAGAAAACAGTATAAACGAAAAAGTCGCAAGAGAAAATATTAAACCCTAACTAACGCTAACCCAACTCGCAAATTGTCATTCTCATATTTGAAAGTGTAAAATCCAATTCTTCGTTTACCTTTTGCGATGATTGGGATTTTTTTGATTTCATTGTTTTCATTTTGTTTACTTTCATCATGAAATTTTGCATACAATCTACCGATTCATTCATTGATTTTGTTTTATAATTTTTTTTAATGAATTTACAAAACTCCATCAAATTCGTATTTGTCTTTTTGAATTGTAACAAGGAAAAATTGTTTTTATCACACCATGATAAAAATCCCTGGTAATTGTGTAATAAAATAGGACGAATAATATAATATGCCAAAATATTGGAATCTTCCTTGTATAATGTTTCTCTCATGACTCGTGATTCTTCCTTCTTGGAATACAAATTTTTATAAGTCAATCCCATAAAATTTAGCGTTTTGATCATTTGAAAAAATCCATATGTCCTTTCAAAATTTATAAAAAAATCAAAGTTAGAGAGTAATTCTTCATCACTTGTCGAATGATGTTCCAGCGCAACATAATAACTACAAAAAATAACATTCATCATTTCTGCCCAAAATTCAGTATATGCCTCATATAAATTTACATCAGATTGTACTGGAAATAATGATAAAATCGCAGGATTACATATCTCTCGATGAGTATTCATATCAGAAAAATCCAGCGCATAATTATGAAATGTTTCATGAATGAGCACCTTGAACCATTCTTCCTTACGAAAAATTACAATTTCTGGATCATGGTGACAAGAATATGTAAATGCTGTGTTGACGTTGTTTTCATTCAATACATAAATATTTGATGACGGTAATTTTTTGGTTAAACTTGTGAAATAAATATACAGTGTCAAATGTTTTGAACATTTTTTAGACGAATACTGATTCACAATATATAACCAAACCAATATTTTTTCAATATATTGATTATAATACTCTATATACAATTCTGGATTGTTTTCTTCTACTATAAAATATATCTTGATTTCCTTGTTGAAGAGAGAAAAGGTATACGACAAAGAATATGATGTTTCAGTGTCAATATGTTCGCGAATTTCTTTAGGAAAAGCACTCGCATTAAAAGTTTTTGGTTTAGGGACATTTAATATGCTTGTTATTTTTTCCATATTTATTTTGTAAAAATTAGCGCCTTCATTTTGTTTTTTTGATTGAATATATGCGACCGCATCTTTTAATTCTTTAAATAGTTTTTTTAATATATTTGTCGTTTTATTTGTTCTCTCTACATGGTTGATACATTTATTGTCCAAAAAAAAGGACATTAATAATTTACTATGATTTGTAATTTTCATTTCTTACTAGTTATATAATATAAATTAATAAGTTATTTTTATTATATTTTTTATTTATATAATTATATTATATGGATCATAACCCAGAACAAGAACAAGAACAAATAATTGCTAAAGAAGAAATTATTGTTGAACCAGTTATTGAAGAACCTGTTGTTGAGGAATCAATTATTGAAGAACCTGTACTCGAAGAAGAAGTTGTTGAGGAATTAATTATTGAAGAACCTGTTGTTGAAGAAGAAATTATTGTTGAACCAGTTATTGAAGAACCTATTGTTAAAGAAGAAATTATTGTTGAACCAGTTATTGAAGAACCTGTAGTCGAAGAAGAGCCAGTTCGCAAGGAACCAGTTGTTGAAGAACAAGTTGTTGTTGAGCCAGTAGTCGAGCCTGTAGTCGAGCCGGTAGTCGAGCCTGTAGTCGAGCCTGTAGTCGAACAAGTTGTCGAACCCGTTATTCAAGTAAAACATGTTGTATTCAATATATCAGATAATGAGGAAATTACAATTGATTTACAAAAAAATAATAAACCAATAAATAATACACAACAAAATAAACAATTTTCTTTCAATAGAATAATCAGACCTGTTAGACACCATCTTTCCAGATTTAAATTTTTTTAATTTTCTTATATGATATGTGTGATATCATAAAAAGTATATTATTATGAAAATACATATCATAATAATTTACCCTATTATTTTTCGTGTAAAAGTTTATCACGAATCAACATTAAATCCTCCCGTATAATAGGCTCTTTACCCACCTTGTATTGTAATAATTTCGCATTCTTTGTTCCCAATAATAGTCTCCTTAATTCTTCATTTTGAGAGAACTTGGCATACAAAGCATCATTGTTTTCTTTTTCTTTTCTTTTTCCATAAAATTCTGAGTCTATTTTCACCTCCATTGGACGAATAAGGGTTCCCTTGTATTTTCCACTCGTCCCAGCAGCTGCTTTTGCCATTTCCGGATTTTTTGACAATTCTGTTCCAGATTCCATACTAAAAGACGTGTAAAATTCAGGATTGTTTTCCTTGAATTTCGACCCTTGATAATAATGTTCCACACTATTCCACCGTTTACCATCCAATGTAAATGGCTGTATCCAAAAGTTATCTAATTTTCGACGCCAATGAGGTATGGAAACTAAATCGGAAAAATTTCGCAACATCATATCATCGGGCATTTGTTCATGAAAACCTTTTCCAGGCAACTTTTTCGCAGAGGATTTATCATAAAATACAAATACAATGTTTTCATCATATAACCCGCGGATTTTTGCCTCAGACAATTCCTCAAATTTTGCTTTGTCTACATGCGACTTACCAGAAAATTCGTTTTTTTTAAATTGTATAAAATCAGGAATTAACGAAAACAACCCGTCATTTTTTTCCATACATCTATTCACAATCATTTTTTTAATATCATATGGTATTTCTTTGAATTTGAATATTTGTTTTTTCTTGTACCCAATCAAATTATAATGCCAACCACTATTTTCCAACATAATATAAAACTCGGGCATAAATTCACCGCGTGTCTCCAATATAGGATCATTTAATTCACCACAATTCAATACATTCGCGTAATCCTTTTCTTTATATGCCTCATTTGATAATAATATAAATTTAATATTCAATATACGTTCCAATGTAGACAATGCCCATTTATCACCCCAAAATTCACAACTTTTTAATTTTTCTTTGAATTTATCTAAACTATCAATGTCTTTCATAAATTTCACATCTTGAGAAACCTCGGATGTCACCTTTTTCTCTCGCAATATTTTTTCTCGTTGATCATTAATTCCCTTGGCAGCATCAATCAACATTTTTTTTTCGTTTCTATCCAATGTACCCTCATATTTTTGTTTAATATTCATATATTCAGTCTCTAACTGTTTAATATCTTGCGTATCTTTTACCAATGCTGTTTTGAGGACATCATAACGCTCTTTGTATCCAAAAATTAGTTTCTCTGTTACCTCGCTCGATAATTTTTCTCTTATTTTTTGTACACTTGTAATTTGTCCGATTTGAGCAAACGCGTCACGAATAGTCGCAAATAAACAATCCCCTCCGCGCTCATTATCAATAATCGAATAATAATAATTTTCCATGAATCTTTGTATCCAATTGTATTCCTTTTTGGATATTTTTTCCTCTGCCAAAAATTTTCCCCGCATTTTTTCCGCGTCCTCATGATTTTCTTCCTCCAACATTTCAGGAAATACAAAAGCATCCGTGGTTGGAGAAAATATATCTTTTCTAATTGGTGAAATCGTGATTTCTTCTATAGTTTCAGATTTTTTACTTTTCATTTTTTTACTAATTTTACCAGCTTTGTCGCTTTCTTCACTTTCAGAATCGTCACTTTCTTCACTTTGAGAATCTTTACTTTCATCATGATTTGATTTTTTTACAGATGATGTCCCTAATATTTCATCATCTGGTACCAATCTTAATTTATCAAGCATTTCTTTTTTAACAAAGACATAAATCAATGGTTCGTCCATATTTTCAATATCTACATTTCCATCCTCATCCATATAGACATTCTTATCACTCGCTTTAATTTCATATACACCAATTTGAATTACTTTTTTATTTGATTTTACTAAATAAATCGGAAAATATATAATATTTTTGTCCTCATAATTTGTTTTTGCGCTACCAACCGCAATAATTACATTAACTCCTTTCATTTCAGTTTCATATAAATTTACCTCTTTTTTCAAATCACTTGGATCCACCTTTTTCAATTCAGGATAACTCACCTTTTTATCTATTTTTGACAATACCATATGAATTAAAATATAACAATATTTTATATTTTAATTCTATTAATTAATTTATTATTCTATTACATTTCAATCCCAATTATTTGCACCATATCATTCCCCAATCATATTTTGGTATAGTATTTATTAATTTTGTTTTTATACTAGAAATATCATAAAAATCATTATCTCCTGGTCTAAAAGTATAATCATCCATATTTTGAATATAAAATTTTGTATAACCTAAATTAAATAAATAATCTATACAATTAAAAGTTAATATATTAGTTTCACTCGCCCACTCAAAGCAAAGTAAGTTAACCTTTTGAGTAAGTGAAGAAATACATTCATACTCTCCACCTTCAACATCTATTTTTATTAAATCAGGCAATCCATATTGTTCTATTAATTTGTCTATAGTTATTGTTTTACAAGTGATTTCTGTATATGGATGATTATAAAATCTAGATGTATTACTTGTTAGCCAATCTTTATTCATAGTTGAAACAAGGTCACATTCTGCTTGATAAAATGTAATATCATTACCGTTATTATTACAAACAGCATAATTAAGTAAAACTATTTTATCATCTTTACAATGATTTACTAATTTATTAAATGTTATTGGTGATGCTTCAATTGAAATTATCTTATCACAATAATTAATATTTGCTAAAGCCCAATTACCTATATTTGAACCAATATCAAAATACATTATATTATGTATTATAATGTATTATTTTTATTATAAATAAACGTAAAATAAATTCAAAAAAACTCAATTCCAAATGATGAATTTTTTCATCATTTTATCCTCTTTTAATTCATTTATATAATACCACAATTCCTTACGCCGTATAACCAGCTCATAATTGTCGTTATTATTTTCAAACATTAATATTTGCTCAATAATATCTTGTTTTTTCATTTTACTCGTTTTTACATCTTTTAATAAACCATAAAACTCACAAATCAACAGCAATTGTTTCACCGTAAAATTCATATCGTAATTCAACATGTCCGTATATAATTGATCACTTTCATAATTGTGATTTTCATTATCATTTTCATGTAATGATATATTTTCAAAATCCTCCATTAACTTTATTAAATTAAATTCATCGTTTGATTTGTTAAAATCCTCTACCAATTGAATATTTACATTTTCATCTATTATATTTTTATTAATCATTTTTATAATATAATACTATTATTTTATGTTATTTTACACCAAATATATGTTACATCTCATTCAAGTCCATATACTTGAATATAGACTTATTCGATAAACTTGGATATGTCTTTACCTTACACAAAGATAATCTATTTATAATATCTGTAAATAATTCATCATTTACTCTAACATTTTCAAAAAGATCTTTATTATACAAGAGAAATATATTTTCAGTCATTTCATCCACCACACTCTTTTTATTTTCCTCTTTGATTAATGTTAAAACTTCACTCATTAAATTACATGTGATTTCTATTATTTTTTCCTTTGTTATAATACCATTCAACATCAAATTTACAAAAAATGAACTCAATGATTTTCTTTTTTCATTTTCACCATTTACCTTTATAAATTTATTATAATCCTCTTCTGGATTCACATGTTCAATATTCTGAAATAATTCCAAAAATGTATTGAAACTTTTTTCAAATACAACTTTTATAATTTTGTAACGATGAATTAAAACCGCATACAAATCAGCATATAATTTTGAATAAAAACGATTATTTGAAGCAATATCAAAAATGGAAATACATACCTTCATCATTTCCTCCTCACACGTATCATCCATGATTAATTCATCTAATGTTTCAACAATTTTACTACTTAATTCAACATAGGTTTTGTCTGTTATTTTATTGATCAAGGATCGAATAATGACAATCTTTGAATCAATACCAACCTTTTGTTCTATTTTTGTTGCCTGAAAATTACGAATAGTTTCCCAATCATCGTCATTTATATTATCATTATTTTTATTACGACGCCTTTTCTTGTATGCTCCATCGCTATTGGTTTGTTGATTACTTTTTCCTGGAATAACCTCCCTTTTATGAAATACTGGAGTTTTTATATAACTGGGTGACCCAACATGTTGAGCAATATCACTTATAATATGTAATGTTTCATCTGGTAATTTAATTTCAAATCCATTGAATAAAATATTTGAAAAATTCTCTAACGTATACTTCATCTTTTCAGTGGTGTATATCTATATACATACTCTTTCATTTATATCAATTTTTTATAATAATTATTATTTTATATTAAAATACACTTAAACATATAATGACAAATATGATTACCATGTCATTGGAAAAAGATAAGTTAGATAGTAGTAGTGATTTGGAAAATTATTATGATGAAATAAACAATTGGGATGATTTAGACATAAATAAAGACCTATTGCGCGGTATTTACGCATACGGGTTTGAAAAACCGAGTCCCATACAAAAAAAAGCAATCAAACCCATAATGGAACGACGAGATTTAATTGCTCAAGCCCAGTCGGGAACGGGTAAAACTGGGACTTTTTCGATTGGTGCTTTATCTTTACTTGATATCAATGATAAAACTACCCAAGTATTGATATTATCTCCTACACGAGAATTAAGTAAACAAACCGCCAATGTAATTACAAGTATTGGAGGTATGATGACCGGACTCACAATTCAAACGATTGTTGGCGGGACATCAATTAACGAGGATTCGCATACTTTGAAAAACAATACACCGCACGTTATTACTGGTTGTCCTGGTCGAATTTACGACATGATACGTCGTGGTCATATTCATAGTAAGACCATTAAACTTGTTATTCTGGACGAGGCAGATGAAATGTTGTCTTCTGGATTCAAAGAACAAGTATATAATATTTTTCAATATTTTTCGAATGAAATACAAGTTGCGTTATTTAGCGCTACTTTGCCAGATTATATTTATAATATTACCAATAAATTCATGCGTAATCCTGTGAAAATTTCAGTAAAGACAGAACAGTTGACATTAGAAGGAATATCGCAATATTATGTTGCGATTGAAGATGACCGACAAAAATACGCGACATTAAAGGATTTATATTCAGTGATTTCAATGTCGCAATGTATAATTTACTGTAATAGTGTCAAGCGCGTTGCGGATTTATATGACGCCATGGTTGAAGACGGGTTTCCGGTTTGTAGAATACATAGTGGAATGGATAAAGTTGATCGTAATACGGCATTTGGTGAATTTAGGACAGGTAAATATCGCGTTTTAATTTCATCAAATGTCACCTCGCGTGGTATAGATGTTCAACAAGTAAGTGTAGTTATTAATTTTGATGTGCCTAAATGCGTTCATAATTATTTACATAGAATTGGTCGCAGTGGTCGTTGGGGGCGTAAAGGAATTGGTATTAATTTAATCACCCGACGCGATGTTACAATTATGAAAGATATTGAAGCGCATTACTCGTGTCAAATTAGTGAATTACCTGCTGATTTTGATACTTTGTTGAAATAAATAAAGTGGTGTTATTCGTAAAACAAATATATATTTTATATTATATATTTTATATTTGTTTTAATTATGCATATTGTTTCAAATATAGAAAAAATAAACGAATCTTTCTACATCCCCATCTGTTTTAATGAAAAAAAAATAGAGTTAAATAAAAATATAATTGCGGATTTAGAATTAATTGATACAATTGATGCCTCATGTAATCCCATTTATTCATATGTATTTCATCCGCAAACGTGTTTTGGTAAAAAAGTAATTCGTCAATTTTCAGAATATTACACAACCGATACTGAATTTTTAAAAGAAACCCAAGAATTATTGAAAAATTATAAACCACATAATTTAACCAATGATGAAACACCAGAATCAAAAAACAAATACTTTACACATATTCTTGATATATGGGATGAAATTAAAAACGACATTGGATTTAAAGACAGATATCATTATGTTGATTTTCCGATGTTGGAGTTTCTAAATCAATATAGCCCTTTTTTACAAATAATGAGTATATATAATTTGGCATCACCTGTGCTTTCTTTATTTGTACCATTTATTATCTTGTTAATCCCATTTTTAATTATTAAAATGAAAGGAATGACAATTACCTTCAATGAATATATAGAAGTTTTAAAAGTCATCGCATCAAATCACGCAATTGGTAGATTATTTACTGAATTTAGTCAGGTAAATTTGAATGAAAAAATATATTTACTAATATCCGCTGGATTTTATATTTTTTCAATTTATCAAAATGTAATGACGTGTATCAAATTCAATAAAAACATGATTAAAATTCACTCACACATTCATAGTATTAAGGAATATATTGAATATAGCATTTGTAAGATGAATCATTTATTACAATATACAGAGAATTTAAAAACGTATCAGGAGTTTAATGACCAAATAAAGGAAAAAATACTGGAATTAGAAAAAATGAAAGAAGAATTGGCAAAAGTGACTGAATATAAATTGAATTTGAAAAAACTAAGCGAATTAGGAGTGATTTTAAAATCATTTTATACCTTGTATACTAACGCTGATTTAAACAATCATATGTTATATACATTTGGAATAAATGGTTATATAGACAATTTAGAAGGTCTTGTCGTAAATATCGCAAGCAAAAAGATGAATCATGTTAAATTTGATAAGAAAAAATCAAAAGCAAATATGAAGAAATTATATTATCCTGTAAATAAAAATCCGGTTAAAAACACGGTAAAGATGAAGAAAAATTTAATCATAACTGGTCCAAACGCATCAGGAAAAACCACTGTTTTAAAATCGGTTTTAATTAATGTAATACTCAGTCAACAAGTTGGTTGTGGATTTTACGATAGCGCAACATTATCTCCTTATAAATATATACATTGCTATTTGAATATACCCGACACTTCAGGAAGAGACAGCTTATTTCAAGCAGAAGCACGCCGGTGTAAAGAAATCTTGGATTTAATTAAAATGAATCCAAAAGAAAATCATTTTTGTGTATTTGATGAGCTATATTCTGGAACAAACCCAGATGAGGCGGTCCGGAGCGCATTAGCATTTATGAATTATTTAATCAAGACCAATAGTATATATTGTATATTAACCACTCATTTTATAAAATTATGCGAACATTTAGATAAAAACAAGAAAATCGAAAATTTTTACATGGAAACCGAATATGTAGATGATGGTAAAAATAATGGTATCGAAAATTTTAAATACAAGTATATTTTGAAAAAGGGAATATCAAAAGTACGAGGTGGAATTAAGGTGTTGTATGATATGGATTATCCTAGTGAAATTATAGAAGAATCCATGAAAATTTAAAAATCGCAAAAACTTAAAAAAATAATATGGTTCTTATATAGTATGAATTATTTAACAGAAATTAACAATTTTATAAAGTATAATTATATTCATAATAGTAGTTTACCAGATATTTTATACTATGTATCCTATTTGTTATACTTTGTTGTATTTATTTTGTTAACCAAATATTACTGGAAAACCAGATTTGGTTTTGACCCAAAATTTCAAACTTATGTACAAGTATTGATTGCTTCAACAATTATAATTACAGTGTATTCCGTATATTTTCAAATAATTTCTTATAAAGACAATGTAAATAATCAGGAAGTACAATATTTTAACAATTTTTACAAAGAATTTCTAGATGAAACCATTAAATTTTTTATAGACCATCCTGAAATGAATTATTATTATGACGAATTATTTTACAATAAAAGTGATTATGATGAAAGAGAAAGAAATAAAGATCTAGAATCACAAATTAGCATTATTATATTTTCAAGAATGAGTTCTATTATTAATTATATAAACACCTACCAAAAAACAGATAATGATGCGCGCAAGGATAAAATTAAACAATCTGAAAAATTATTATTAAAAATCTTGGATTCTTTCTTTGGATCAAAAATATTCAATGAGTATTGGAGCAAATTTAAAAATGGTTTGTCCAATAAACAAACAATTGATTATATTAAATTTCATTTTAATAAATAAAAAATATTCGTTTGTTAAAAAATATAAATATATATATATTTTTTAATAATGTTATCGGTATTTAGTCCTTCATTTCTAATTTGTTTAGCAATCATTATTATTCTGGTTGGTGGTATGTTTATGTTTTTTAATCAAAAAATAACTCAGCAAAATGATAAAATAAACGGTATGTTTGATTTAGTAAATACAATGGCGGAAGAAATGAATTATATTCGTAGCACTGGAGGTAGTATAACATTACAACCATTTGCGTCCCAAACTCAACAAGTGTTGGCAAATTTAAACGGTGGATTTAGACAAAGTGAAAATGAATTAATACAAGTTTCTGACGAAGACGACGATGAAGACGAAGATGATGAAGACGACGATGACGACGATGAAGACGAAGATGATGAAGACGAAGATGATGACCAGGAAGATGATAATGATGAAGAAAATAACACAAAAAATATTAAAATAATAAATATATTAAGTGAATCAATATATGGCGTTGATCATAATGATGTTGAAATAATTGAAGAGGATGACTACATTAATAATGATAGCGATGATGATAGTGATGAAAGTGATAACGATGATATACTCGACGATGAAGATGATAAGCCAGTTGAATTAATTGATTTAATAAATCATGATGCTTTAGAAGACCACACAAATTATAAAACTTTTTTAATTGACGATAAAATCACAATCAATGATAAAGAAGAAACCAATAATATTGATTTATCAATGTTAAAAAGCATCAATATATCTAGTAGTAGCTCTAACGAAAACATTGAATACAAAAAAATGTCATTAAACAAATTAAGGGAAATTGTGATTGAGAGAAAGTTGACATCCGATTCATCAAAAATGAAGAAAAACGAATTACTCAAATTACTTGAATAAAACGCGACCACAATAAAATAAAATAAAATTACATTACATATTTTGTATAATTTTATTATAGCATTTAAATATATATGTCTTGGGGGACTTGTTATTCCGGATCAAATAATATTCATTTCAATTATCCACCAATTATGGCAGATGGAAGAAATTACGCCACCTGGCAGCCTGAAGCAGTGGTAAATAAAAGAATACAACAACAAAAAAATATTAAAACTAGTTGGGAATATAGACAATATTTAACCCATAATGGTATTGAAATCATGAAATATAACACATCAGAAGCTTGTTATGATATGGGACTTCCTTCACATATTCAAACGGGAAAAACTCCATCATCCAACGTGCCATTATTATATAAATCCACGTATGACAATGCTAGACCAGGTTATGGATATAATAATAGTGACCTTAAATCACCTTATTTAACTCGCGAACAATTACAAGCACGTCTTGTATCACCTTCTATTATTGTTCCTGAATAAAATCAAAAAGTATTATAATTATAAAAAGGATATAATATTTTTTATGTAAAAATAGATATAGATTTGTTATATATGAATCATTGTTGTCCATATTTTTTGAAAATCTTGAGTATAGATGTAGGAATTAAAAATTTAGCATTCTGTCTTTTTGTGAAAAAAGAAGAACACTATACTATTGAAAAATGGGATATTATTAATTTAGCACAACAATGTGAAATGAAATGTAAAGAAATTGATAAAAATAATCAAGTATGTGATAAGCCTGCTAAATTTACCAAAAATGGTAAATGCTACTGTTTAAAACATTCAAAGAAACAAGACTATCAAGTTCCAAATGGTGAATTGAAAACAAATTTAAATAAGAAAAAAATTCAGGATTTATATGATTTAGCTGAAAAATATAAAATAACATACACGACTCCCATTAAGAAGAACGAATTGATCTCTCTTATAAATGATTACATACATAATACATGCTTTGAACAAGTTGAAAGTAGTAGCGCATCAAAAATAGATTTAGTAACAATTGGTCGAAATATTCAGTCAAAATTTGACAATATATTGGCAGAACATTGTCAGAGTATAGACAAGGTTATTATTGAGAATCAAATCAGCCCCATTGCGAATCGCATGAAGACAATACAAGGGATGATTGCTCAATATTTTATCATGAAAAATAATAATATTTGTATTGAATTTGTTTCCTCTGTGAATAAATTAAAAGACGATAAACAAAGCAACGTAGAAAAAAGCGACAAAAAAATAAAATATAGTGATCGTAAAAAAAAGGGAATACAAAAATGTTTAGAAATAATTACCAATACACATTATTATGAATGTTGGGAAGGTTTTTTTTCAAAACATACAAAAAAAGACGATTTAGCAGATTCATTTTTACAAGGATTATGGTATATCAAGAATAAAATGTAGCAAATTTTTTTGAAATATTTAAAAAAAATGAATAAGTATATTTTTTATATAAAATAAATATATTTATTATTCGTAAGACTTAAAATTATATGTTCTTATTAATTCATAAGACATGGATAATGAAATCATTGATATTTCAGAAATAAGTTTAAACGACTCACCTATGAAATTAAAATCAACAAATTTTGGCGGTGGTCTTGAATTATTAATGAATGATAAAATGAAAGAAGGGTCAAAAGCACCAACCAGTGATATTCATATTGATGATTTAGAAAATTTAGAAAACGAATTAAATGATTTAGTAGATAATTTTCCAAGTAGAAACACATATGAATCTAAATCGGGATTATTTGACGCAAAAATAGAATCGTCATCATCGTTTTCAAGTGAAAGACAAAATGTAAGATTTAGCGATTCTGGGTCTTCACCAAGCATAGGGCAGGCAACCGCGGACCAACACCAGGACGCACAAACTTGGGATGGTTATGGTAAATTCAATAATATTCCTATGAACCCGGATAAACCAGGTGACGCTGAACCCCAAATGACTAAAGAGGAATTATTAAGGGAGAAATTCAAGTATTTAAGAAAGTTGGAAAATTTGGAGGCAAAGGGTGTGAATTTAACAAAAAAATATACGATGGAATCACCTCTTGCTGAAATGCAAGGTGAATATGAGATGATTATGGAGGAAAAAACAAAACAAAACTCGATTAAATTTCAAGGCAACATGTTAATGGCGTGTATTAACGGTATTGAATTTTTGAATAACCGTTTTGATCCATTTGATGTCAAATTAGACGGTTGGAGTGAACAGGTGAATGAAAATTTGACCGACTATGATGAGATTTTTGGAGAATTATTTGATAAATATAAATCACGCGCGTCTATGGCGCCAGAATTGAAATTATTATTTCAATTGGGTGGCAGTGCTATGATGGTACACATGACAAACACCATGTTTAAGTCCGCAATGCCTGGAATGGATGATATTTTACGGCAAAACCCTGATTTGATGCGACAGTTCCAATCGGCGGCGGCAAATTCCATGAGCCAGACGAGCCCCGGTTTTTCGGGTTTCATGAATGGTTTAATGAATCCCGAGGCTATGAATGGCGGAGGAGGAGGTCCGCCACCACCTATGGCGACCCAAGGCCCAAACGCAGTACCACCATCAGTCTCGCGCGGAGGCAACAATAGTGCCTACATGTCAAGACCTGATTTGAATATGGGCACCGGAGGGCGAAGTAATTTCAATGATGGTATTAATATTCGCGAAAATTTTGGGGGTATAAATGATTCGGAAAAAACATCTCGATCATCACGTCCTGAAATGAAAGGACCAAGTGATATTTCCGATATATTGTCTGGATTAAAAACCAAGACCATCAATATACAAGAAACAACGGCTCCAGCACCAGTTTCTGTACAAAGACAAAATACCTCCTCACAAAATGAAAACAGTACAATTTCAATCGGTGATTTAAAAGAATTACAAAGTGAGGGAACTATGCCTAAGAAAAGTAAAAGACGTCAAAAGAGTGATAAAAACACATTGAGTTTGGATATTTAAACTTTTGAAAATTTGAAAATATATAAAAAAGAATATAAAAATATATTTTTAAATAAAAATATACTATACATTTTTATACAAATATAAATATGGATGATAATGAATATGATTTAATTATTTGTGTATATGGATGCGATACAATTCCAAAATATAATGAACAAATACGTCTCATTAATGATACCTGGGGTCAATTATGTAATATTAGTGAGTTAAATGTAAAACTTTTATATTTTCTTGGAGAAAAAACAAATGATGAATCTTTTATAGGAGATAATTATATTCATTTACCGGGTGTATTGGACGATTATTCATCCGCATCTTATAAGCAATACCTGGGGTTAAAATATATTCATGAAAATTTTAAATATAAATTTGTATTTTGTTGTGGAACAGATACTTATGTGAATATACCAAAAATTACAATTTTAATAAAATCATTTGATTATAATGAGAATTTGTATATTGGTGGTGATAATGGATGGAGAATAATAAATGACGTAAAATATTTTTTCTTTTTTGGTGGTGCTGGTTTTATATTAACTAATGAATGTTTATCATTATTATATCCATTATTACCAAATATTATGGAAAAATGGAGCGAAATATGTATTCACAATAAAACAGAATTTGAGCCAAATGAAGAACATTATAAAACAGCTAAACACTTAATTGTTTCTAAAGAACATATTAATTCATGTGATATTTCAATTGCTTATTTTTTACAACAACCTGAAATAAATTCTTATATACTACATTTACCAAAACTCTTTTATTATTGTAATTACAAAGGTTTTACATATGACGCGAATTTTCCAATATATGAAATTAAACCAGTATATACTGACCACATCGTTACGTGTCATTTAATGACTACCCAAGATTGCTATAATTTTACAAAATTATTAATTGAAAATTCATATTATATGGATATTCCATTATTTTGTTCTAATGATATAAAAGAAGTTAAAAAAAATGAGGAACTCGGTATATATAAAAGGTTCATATAATAAAAATAAAATAAATATAATGAAAATAACTATATAAAAATTATATAATTATTAAATTATTAAAATCATGAGCGAATTAAAAATAGCATTAATCACTGGTATTACGGGTCAAGACGGGTCTTATTTGGCAGAATTATTATTAGAGAAAAATTATTGTGTATGGGGTCTGATTCGCCGTGGATCAAATATAAATACCCAACGTATTGAACATATTTTCAAACAATTACATCTTCGTTATGGCGATCTAAGTGACGGTATTAATTTATCCAATATTTTGAATGAAATATACAACACGTATAAGGATTCGGTGGGCGTTTTAGAAGTGTATAATTTGGGCGCAATGAGTCACGTAAAAGTTTCTTTTGACATGCCCGAATACACGGGGAATGTTGATGGATTAGGAACACTTCGTCTCTTGGAAACTCTTCGCAATTCGAGTATCCCTTTGGAAAAGATCCGGTTTTACCAGGCATCCACCTCGGAAATGTTTGGTAAAGTTCAAGAAGTCCCGCAAAAAGAAAGCACGTCTTTTTACCCACGTTCGCCTTATGGTGTTGCCAAACTATATGGACATTGGATCACCAAGAATTACCGTGAAGCATATGGTATGTATGCTTGTTCGGGCATTCTATTCAATCACGAGTCGCCACGAAGAGCGCATAATTTTGTTACCAGGAAAATAACCATTGGACTCAATAAAATATTGACGGGACAAGATAGTAAATTGGTTTTGGGCAATATTTATTCCAAACGAGATTGGGGTCATGCCAAGGATTATGTGTGTGGTATGTGGTTAATGCTACAACAAGAGCTCCCAGAAGATTATATTTTATCTACCAATGAATTTCACAGTGTTAAAGAATTTGTTGAAAAATCGTTTGCGATGAAAGGAATTATTATTCAATGGAAAGGCGAAGGATTGGAAGAGGTAGGTTATGATGCGACCACTGGTCAAGAGTTGATATTTGTATCTGATAAATATTTTAGACCCACCGAAGTAGATGAATTATTGGGTGATTCAACCAAAGCGCGTAATGAATTAGGATGGACACCCGAATATAGTTTTGATGATTTAGTAAAAGAAATGGTAATTCAAGATTGTGGGTGTTAAGAAAAAATTCCTAAGAAAACAATTAAAAAATACTAAAAAAGTCCTCTGAATATAAAAAATAAAAAATGAAAGGTAAAAAACTCGTAGAATAAACTAATATTTTTTGTTTTTACATAACATAGTATTATAAAGCAAAAATGAAAAAAATATTAGTTACAGGAGGATCGGGTTTAGTCGGTCACGGTATAGAATCTATTATCGATGAATTTAGCGATAAATACGAATTTAAATTTGTTTCATCCAAAGATTGCGATTTATATGATTTTCAAAAAACCAATCAAATGTTTGAGGAAGTAAAACCTCATTTAGTGATTCATTTAGCGGCAAATGTCGGTGGTTTATACAAAAACATGAATCAAAAAGTAGACATGTTGGAAAAAAATCTAATGATTAATTTCAACGTAGTAAAATGTTCGCATGACCATGGTGTAGAAAAACTTGTGGCGTGTTTATCAACCTGTATTTTCCCCGACCAAATAGAATACCCGATTGACGAAACCATGTTACATAATGGACCGCCTCATGGATCCAACAACGCATACGCTTATGCGAAACGCATGTTGGAAGTCCATTGTAGTTTGTATCGGGCATCATATGGTGATAATTTTGTGTGTATTATTCCCACCAACATCTACGGTCCACATGATAATTTTGATTTGGAAAACGCACACGTATTACCTGCGCTTATACACAAATGTTATTTAGCCAAATTATATGACCAGGATTTTGTTGTTCGGGGAACCGGAAAACCGTTGCGACAATTTATTTATTCACAGGATTTAGCATGGCTCATTATGATGGTCCTTGAAAAATATAACGGGGATAATATTATTTTGTCGGTGGATGAAACCATGGAGGTCAGTATAGAATGCGTGGCGCGCACGATAGCACGCTGTTTTGATTACGAAGATCGAATCGTCTTTGATTCAAGTTATAGTGATGGTCAATACAAAAAGACGGTGACGAATCATAGATTACGAGAACTTCTTGGAGACGACTTCAATTTTGAATTCACATCGATTCAAGAGGGTTGTAAAAAATCGATTGATTGGTTTATCAAAAAAATGAATGTTGTGTAAAATTGTGTAAAATAGGTAATATTGTATTCAATATTATATTCGTATATATATAATATTAAAGTATGGAGCAAGAAACCCTAACCTCGGCTACAACCGAAAAAAAAACATTAGAAAATGGATTATTCATATTTCGTCGTGATTTTAGAATTACCGATAATCATGGATTAAACCAATTGGTTTCCATGTGTAAAAATGTATACACCATATTCATATTCACACCTGAACAAGTAGGAAATAGCAACACATACAAATCAAATAACGCGGTTCAATTCATGATTGAATCTTTAGAAGATTTATCCGCAGCAATATCACAAAAAGGCGGTCGCCTATACACCTTTTATGGACACAACGAAAGTGTGGTTTCAAATTGTATAAAATATTATCATATCGACGCGGTCGGGTTCAACAAAGATTATACTCCATATGCTTTAAAGAGAGACCAAGAGATTACCGACATGTGTAAAAAACGGGGTGTAGAATGTATTCAAGTCGGGGATTATTATTTACATGAACCGGGGACCATTGTGAATGGTTCTGGAACAGCGTACCAAAAATTCACGCCGTATTACGAGACGTGTATGAAACACCATGTGGAAAAACCAGCGCCTCAGAAAAAACAAATGAAATTCGCAAAAAAATCGGGGTCGGTCCCAGGGAATCACTTGATTTCTCTCAACGATGCCTTTTTTAAATTCACAAAAACAAATGAAAATATATTAATGGGTGGAAGAAAAGAGGCGATATTGGCTTTAAAAACAGCATTAAAAACCCAAAATCATTATGGGTCAACCAGAAATGACTTAGATAAACCGAGCAGTAAATTGTCGGCGTACATCAAATTCGGGTGTCTCTCCATCAGAGAAGTTTATTGGGCATTTAAATCAAAAAATTATCATGATTTAAATAGACAGCTAGTATGGCGTGATTTTTATATGAATATTTTGTACAGTTATCCGCGCGTATTGGGTCACCCTATGAAAGCATCGTATTCAAAAATAAAATGGCATCATAATTCGCGATGGTTAGACGCCTGGAAGAATGGGATGACTGGGTTTCCTGTTGTTGATGCGGCAATGCGCGAACTCAATACAACAGGTTTCATGCATAACCGCGCAAGATTAATTGTGGCATCCTTTTTAGTGAAAACCCTTTTAATAAATTGGAGGGAAGGAGAGAAATACTTTGCCACAAAATTGACTGATTATGATGTGGCGTCCAATAATGGAAACTGGCAATGGGTTGCCGGTACCGGGGCAGATAGTCAACAATACAATCGTATTTTTAATCCCTGGACACAATCAGAGGAACACGACCCGCATTGTGTGTATATTAAAAAATGGATCCCTGAATTGAACGAATTGGAACCCAAAGTCATACATGAATGGTATAAATATTGGGACCAAAATAAAGATATTCGTTATGTCAAACCCATTTGCGATTTTAGTGTACAGAGAAAACTCGCACTTGAAATGTATGGTAAAATATAAATTTACAAATTTACAAAAAAATAATATATACAATATATATATTGTTATTTTTCTATGACAACAAGTAAACAAAAAATAGGAAAAAAACAAAATAAAACATTTAGAAAACAATGTGGTGGATTATTTGGTATAAGTATGGGTAATATAAGTATGGGTAAAAAACCTCTTCCAGTATCTGTTAATACGACAAGTACAACAAATGTCGTTAATGGTATTGGAAATGTTTCATTAATAACGTTTATTGGCACAGTTATGTCCAGATTGACGTATTTAAAAGACTGCGGATATTTAGAAAGATATATGCAAATTTTTGGAGATCATGACATTAATTTATATACTAATACAGATGATTATAAGATTATGACAAAATGCAAACAATATACAGATCCTCCGGTTTTTAATGATACACTCAAAGAAAATCCGATTCCTACAAGCGTATTAAATTCTATTAAAAACGCAGATATAAAAAATATTTTTGATGATGCCGAAGTATATAAAGAAGGTCCAAATGTCAAATTCTTTAAAAATAGTGATGGTAAAGATTATGTTGATTTTTTAAATTATGCGAAACATGTCAATTATGTAAATCGCGAAACAAATATAACTGGTGATGGCGCAGAAGTTATTTCCAACGATAAAATTAAAAAACAAGAAAATACTGGTACTGATGCCCAAGATCTAAATATAGATATAACGAATACTGATACAATGAATACTGATATCATAAATCCACCACAAGAAAATAATATTATTAATCAGATAAATGACCCAAACGGAAATGTAAAGTGTATTTCTGTCGCGTGGTCTAATTATTCAATTGCTTATATTGTTGCGGATAAAAGAATGAATTCTATATGGGTTTCGTTTAGAGGAACAGCAAGTGTAAAATCAATGATGTCATATTTAAATGTAACCGCAGCATACCCACAAAAAATTTGTCCCGATGGTGATGGTTATTTAAGTGGAATATACAAATTAACATCTGAGCATATACATACTATATTAGAATCAATGAGAGATCTTGTAAATAATTTTTTAAAATCTGATAATATAAAAGTATTTACATCTGGTCATTCTTTGGGCGGGGCTATGTGCACCATTTTTTCTTATTTATGGATTGGGATCAAAAAAACACCACCTTATAATGATGCTGGTTTTGAAAAATTATCTGATAGTATTGTATGTATATCAGTTGCTTCACCAAGAGTTTTAAATAAAACTGTATGTGATAAATATCAAGAATTTATAAAAAACAAACAAATTATGTATAAAAGAGTAATGACAAAAGGAGACCCTGTAATAGATTTGCCACTTGAAATGCAAGGATTTTATCATCCAACTAAAGGTATGGAAGATAATGAAATTGAAGTAATGAATTATTGTGAAAACTTATCATCGTTTATTACAGGATCAAGTGTTAATTTTTTTAGTAGTGATAAAGCAAAACAACAAGGATCAAAACAAGTTAAAATTGCTTACGATAAACCATTAAACTGTGTTAAAAAAATACCACCCGCCTATATATATTCAAGTATTAGAAATCCACTCGCTCATCCATTTTATTTGTATATTTCATTTTTTAAAGTAATGTTTAATCCTACAGTAGGTGAAATAGCGAGAACAAAGGCTGGTACAAATATTAAAGCACAAATCGCAGGCGGTGATACACTTTGTAGAGTGATTATTAGTAATGCTAGCAAACAAAGATTCGCTGGATTTTTTAAATCAAATGAGTCTCGTATTCAAGAATCAACTGGAGTATTTTCAAAATATACTGGAAAAATTGGAGAAAAATTTAATATTGACCCTAATAAACAAGATGTTTTAATGACAATAGCCGCTTTTGATAATTTAAAAAGTAAAATGACTAAATTAGATAATAACAATATAAATCAAGTAGATCCTTTATTCATGACCCCTGTAAGTGGTATTGATATTTTTAATAAGGAACATAGTAGTCCAAATGTGAATTGTTTAAATAGTAATTCAACTAAAATTGTAGGAGGTAAAAAACGAAATAATCGTAGCCATAAAATAAAACACAAGAAAGTAAAACATAATAAAACAAAAAAATAAGAAAACAAAAAAATAAGAAAACAAAAAACCAATAACAAATACATTGTATTCATATTTTTACATATTTCGTAAAAAATCATTTATAAATAAATATCCAAATATAAATGATTCATCGTGATAATATAGAAAATTTTCCAATTGTTTATAACAAAAATGGTTTTATAATTAAAAAAAGCGAGAGAAATAATTATATAACTGAATTTGAAATAGAAAACAAAAATTTATATATGGAAAAATTATTACATTTATCATTAATTGATATTTTATATTCTGTAAACAAAGATGTAGTGGATATATATAAATTAAAAGTGGTTGAAACAAACGATAACTACGGAGAAGCAAATGTATTTGTCATTTTTAAACATTTATTTGCGGATATCGGTATACCTCAATATCATTCTTTTTTGAATATAAAAATCAAAAAAACTTTAGATGAATCATTTATTACATTTTATATAAAATCAAATACTAATTATGAAAACATAAATGAGTATATAGATGATGATGAAATATATAAACAAACAGAACAATTAAAAGTAAAAAATGTAACATGCTATTGTAAATTAATAACACCTCATAAAATTAAAGTAGAAAATCATATATATTTGAATAATCAGAAATTAGTAGTCGTTGATTTTATTGAAAAAATATGTTTTCAATTATTATACAAAATGTTTATAAGGTCAAAAGTATTTATAGAAATGATGTATAAATAATATATACATAATTTTATGAATAAAATAGAAATGTTATACAATACATTTTCACATACATTTTCACATACATTTTTACATACATTTTCAAATATATATTTTTTGTTTGAAATTTCTTGGATTTTTTTATCTTGTTATATATCTTTTTTATACAATTCAAATTATAAATTATTTATACACGATTTGTGTGATAAATTAACAGAAAAAAATATACTCTATGTAAAATTTTTTCAGAGTATTTCATTAAACAATAGTCTAATTGATGAAACAATGAATAGTGAATTAATCAAATACACAGATTCATCTCCTTATACAAATAACGATATCAATTGGGACGCATTAATGAAATTACAAACGCAACACAATTTTGTATTTGAACAAAATAATATTCCAATTAATTCGGGTATGATTTCTTTGGTTTATTTAATGAAAAATACAAAAACACAGGAAAATGTGGTAGTAAAATTGAAAAGAACAAACATAGAACAAAAATTGAATGACGCAATTGAAAAAGTACAGTTTATATTAAAAGTACTGTCGTATATGCCTTATGTAAATAGTATGAAACTTGCGGATTCATTTCATAAAAATATTATTTTATTAAAGACACAACTTGATTTTAACGAAGAAATAAAAAATACAATCAAAATGAAACAAATATGTTCGACTATTAATTATGTAAAAATTCCGGAAATTTATCAAGAATATTCAGGTGAGGATGTCATTGTAATGGAATACATAAAAGGAATACATATATCAAAATTAAATGAATGTGATTACGAAGAATACGCAAAAATAATAGTAAAATATGGTATTTTTTCTTTATTTATCAATGGTTTTGGTCACGGAGATTTACACGCAGGTAATATATTATTTATTAAAAATAATAAGGCACCATATTATCAAATAGGTGTTATTGATTTTGGGGTTGTCTTACATATTCATGAGAATATTAAAAATACACTATTAAATATGTTGACTGAATTATTTACAAAGGAACCAAGGGAAATTTCCAAAAAATTATTAGAGATTTTTATTGAACCTCACGATATTTTTATGAATATACCTCAAATACATATAAATTCTTTGATTTGTATTACAGAACAAATTGTTGGATCAATATTAACTGGTTCAAAAAATATAAATATTGGTAAATTATTTGAATTTATAATGAATTTCAATAAATACATAAATGACAATGATTTAAAAAAGTATCATTTATTTTTAAATGATGATTTAATTAAAATACAAATGGGTATTTCAATGTCACAAGGTGTTACGTTATGTTTAAGCAAAAACAATTATCTTGATATTGCCAATAGAGTTGTCGATGAAATGTTTCATACTGATCTTTTTTTATAATCTATAAATATTTTTTATACAATATAGTTATCTATAAAAAATATAAAAATACTATTTACTATTTATCCACCAGGATTTCCTTGGCGACTGTGCGAATGATTTTATTATAATTTTTGAGGGCTTTTTCCTTATCGGTATCGCACAAGCTATTATCAATCAGCTTTGTATACAGGTCGCTCTTTTTATGATTTGGATCCTTGTATTCCGGGTTAGCTTTTCCCCAAAGAGACATTTGCTTGACATTCTTATGTTCAATTGCCTTGATGGCTTTTATCATTTGCTCTTTATTTTCATCTTTATGCCAAGTATCGTTGTTTTTAATGTGAATGACTTCCCTCTTTAGATCACTACAGTGAATCGGTCGTTTGCTGATGTCTAATTTGTTTAATCCATTGACTAGGATGTTACTAATCCCTCCGCAATACCCGAGAGGTCCAAAATTTTCAAAGTCGGTCAAGGATAAAATCAATGATTCCAAAAAATCGCTGAGATTCAGCGCATCTTTACATGTTTCATTCAAGAATACATTCAGGTTGAACTTATTATTGTTTTGGGTAATATTGTTATTATTGGTCACATTCCTGTCTTTGCTCATTTCAAGCATATGTTTATTTTGTTCAAGGATAAGCTCCTTGAATTCCTGGTTTTGTTTCAAAAGCTCCAGGATCAAATCAGTGGAATACTGGTTATTTTCTGGTGATTGTTCTTCTTCTACAGTGATTGTTATGTTTTCCGGTGTTGAATTACATTTTTTTTCATGATACCATAAACTATTGCGCGCCTTGTATTCTTTATTACATTTTTTACATACAAAATTATCCATGGCATTTTTTATAGGTTTTGGGGTATTTTTGTTCAATAAAATGCCTTTTTGATGTTTTGCTGTCAATAAATGTTTTTCATAATTACTTTTTTTAAGACATTTAAAGTCACAATTGTCACATATATAGTATTTTGTATATTGAGGGGCATGCTCCTTTTCCATTCTATTATTCTATATATTCTATAGAAAAAAAATGCCTAAACCCTTTTCCTTGAAAAACATTAAATTTATGCTCACAAAATTATGCTCTCGCGGTTTCAAACATGAAAAATTCAGGAGAGCTTTATGCTCTAAAATGGCCCAAAAAACAGCGTTTTCACCATGAATCCCTGGGATTTTCAAAAATGGACATACCAAAAATGTCCATTTTTACTTTTTCTGATTTTCTTTTGTTGAAATTTGGAAATTTTAGGATATAGATTCTTCAATAAATTATAAATATTTTTAATAAAAATAAATATTTACCAATGAATAAAAATTGGAAAATCTATCATAAAATATTATGCAAAGTATTATTGTGTCTTCTGGTTTGGTTACTTATGATGATATACAGCGCTCCTTACAAAAATAAGCATGTAATCCTATTTTTTCCGTTATAATATGAAGACAAACCCCAAGTATAAAATACAACAGCAACTTTGATTTAAAAAAAAACGATAAGAATGAACCAAGAATAATAAAAACAATCCCTTCAAGAATACTTTCTTCTGTCAATATGACATCATTTCTTTTTGCGTGAGTATTTTTATTATTATCACTACAATCATATTTACGACAACCATATTTACAATAATAATCATGAATTTTAAAAAAATATCCAAAAAAATGTTTCATAAATCCAACAATAAATAACATTAAGTAAACATTGGCGGTTAGACCTGTATAAAATAAAGCCAAATAGATAAAACAACAATAAATCCCAACAAAAAACGATTCTAGTAAATAATTCATTTTATATTCTTTATTCTTATATTTTGAATATAAAATAAATAAATTTGTTTATAATTATAATATATATGTATAGAAATTATATTAGTAACCATCCAATCATTGTATCTATCCTTTTATTTTTAGTCATATTTGGAACATTTCATTATTGCCAACCCGGATTTTTATATAATCCCGACGGAAGTATTCGCCAGTTTGGAGTTGGATATAGAAACAAGACAATTCTCCCCATTTGGCTATTGGCAATTATTTTAGGAATATTGTCATATTTGTTTGTCTTGTTTTATTTAGCCCAACCTAGGTTACAATTTTGAAATCTTACGAACTAAGTCATGGTATATGTGGTTGATGTTGCCTGTTCATTTTGTTGTTGTGTAGAGGCTTGTTGTTGTTCAAAATTAGCCTGTTGAGTCTGAATCGATTTTAAATCTTTATTACAACCACGAGAAGCAATATTGTATTGAATGACACTTGTAACTAAAATAGCAGTGTTGACATACCATAATGCCTCACCTATATTATCCCTGATTAAAACAGTATTTAGTAATTTTTGTTTTAATTCTATACTTTCCGTAGATTGGTCATTTTGATATTCGGGTTTCATCAATGGAGACAATGTTGCTAAACTTTCTAAAAAGTTTTCAGGAACAATTTGATTAATGATAATAGATGTGTTACCACATATTTTAATAATCGCATCTGCTACAGATTGATATTTTTTCTTATCTTCTTCACTCAAATTACCAGCATTCATTGTATTTTCAATATCTGGATTTATCAATAATTTAGTCAACACGTCATTGGCTGATCCAGATACACAAAAATAACCAATTACATTTGAAAATGCTGACTTAAAACCCGGAAATAACATCAACATGCTAACCAATAATCCAAAAATAAAAACCCATGGAATAAGCGTTATTAAAAATCCAGCACCAATGTTACTCGCAATATCCCCGCCACACGTATTTATCATATATCCAATATTAATCACCAGTTGACTAATTAAAACCAAAATCATGTAAATAACTAGTGCCGTATTATTTGTCGAGCTATAATTGGACATTTCATCATTATTTTCAGCATTTTTTAGATTTTCATAAGTTAGTTTTGGTTTAAGCACTGTATAATAAATAATTGTAATAATGATAAATACAAATACTGAAAGATATGAACTATTCATATATTATGTATATTGTGTATAATTTATTTTGAAATAATAAAAGTAATTATATATTATTATATAATTTATGAACGTTAGCGATTTTTCTAAACCAACCTTAATTGAACCTGGTGTAAAATTTTTTTTAAATCAAACATTAAAACAATGTCACGAATTTAAAAACAAATACAACAATATCATATTCAATATATCATTGGCAGTTGGTTTTTTTCTACTTTTAGGAACAATTCTTCTTTTTAAATACAAGGGAAAACTAACTCCTTCTGAAAAACAACGAAAAAATCGGGAAAAACAACAATATGTGTTGTCAAAAATCCGGAATTACCAGGAAACCAAATTAAGAGCACAACAATCATTAATTACCGGATTACCTCAATGGGACGATGAGCATACCTTGTTACATCGAAAAGTGTAATACAAAAATACATTATAAACATATACAACAATATACTGATAAATATACCTCTATAAAAATATACGATTTCTTTATTGTATTTGTATGTTTCACACCCATAATTACACAATACTCTCAACATAAAACATAACGGTCCTGGAGTATATTTACGTAATCGTGAAATACAAAATTCCTTGGTTTCTTCAAATGTATCTAGTGGGCTTATTATACTATCCACAATTACACTATTTGTACCATAATCGATCCCACATATAACAATTTTTGCGTCTAATTGTTTTGCCAAAACATAAAAACCAGTTTTCCATGTTATAGTTCCGCCCGAAGGAAACAGAATACGACAAAAACAAGGTATATTTTGTAATACTAAGATTTCGTTTTTTACAAATCCACCTTTACATTTCTTTGGTATTTGTATACACCATTCTGGAAAATAAGGAGAAGGGCCGCGAGCATATACTAGAGGGTCGTTTTCTCCAAAATACTTGAATGCTTTGTATAAGATGTATCCGTCAAAAAATGGGGTTGAATGTGCCGCGACACATATTTTCTTAGGAGTATTTAAGAACTCTTTTTCAAGTTTGGATGTTGAATATAAAAATTTCCAATTATGTATCATGTGTATTATATAATATTTATTATATCATATACATGTTATTTCATTAAATGATTTACTAATAAACATTATATCAACGGGGTATATCTAGGAATATTTTTAAAATATATTTGTTATATGATGGTAAATAAAATATCACTACTTTATAAGTAATATGGCAGAAATCGTAGACATTAAAAACATAGAAAATATAGAAGAAATCAAAAAAGAATCCAATCAAAATCCTATCGTTGACGCAATGAATAAATTTTACCAACTAAAATCAAAATACAATGATGATTATGAAAAAGAAAAAAAAGAAATCATGTATGGTAAAAAAACAAAACTTTTAAGTTTTAATGAAAAAAAAAATTTAATTAAATCAGTTGTCCCTAAATGTGTAAATTGTCAACGACGAGTGAGTTCTATTTTTGAAACCAAAGTAAATGACAATTTTGAAAAAGTATTAAAGGCAATGTGTGGCGACAGAAAAGACCCTTGTCCCTTTGATATAGAAATTAATTTAGGCATAACCTATGATTTACGGGATTTAATGAATGAAAATGAAGAAGAAACAAACAAATTCAAACATCAAATTATATTGGATAAAAATGATTTTTTATTTGGATATATTGATTCAGAAGAGGCTGTTCAAAAATTTGATGAAATTAAAGATGAAATCAAAGGCTCAATCGAAACCTCCGAATATTATTTGTCATTGTTGAATGAAAAAACGGATAATGTAGATAAAAAAAATAATTTAAAAAAAATACAAACAGAGGTGTATACAAATATATCAAATATTAAAAAATACACTGATGAATACAAGAAAAAACATAATAAAAAATTCATGGACGATATAGCACGCATATATTATGAAGACATGATACCTCGTTTAAAAGAAATTATGGAGGAAAAATACGCGGCTTCCTATGTAGATAAAGAGAACAATATGAATGTTTTAGTTCAAGAACCTATTTCTTTTGAAAGTGTAGAGTATATTTTAGGTGATTCCGGAGTGATTAAAATGAAATTTGGTGCGTCTTCGTCAAGTAAAAAAGAAAAAAAAAGTCGTAAATCAAGGAAAGGCGAACCTAAAAATATTTCAAAGAAAAAGGTAGTCATTGAACAGGGTGAATCATTATCTCTATAAAAAAAAATATTTAATAATATATATTATATATAATAGAAATAATGTCAATCACAAAATATATATCCATTCCAGTATTTTTGTCTAGTTTAGCATTTGGTCTTTTTTTTGTGTATATTATGGGACCAGATTTAAAAGAAGTTTATATGTATCCAACGCCAGAAAATAGCGATTCTGTACAATACCGTGACAAAGCGGACAATTGTTATATGTATCAGGCAAATGAAGTAAAATGTCCAGCGGATAAATCAAAAATAAAATCGACTCCAATACAACGGTAAATGCGAATATAATTTAGGTATTTGTATAAATAATAATCGTTTGTAAATATATGTTGAGACTATCTAAATTTTTACATACTGAAACTGGGAGAATATTAATGTCGATTATTTTAGGATTAGGTTTAGCCACATTATTTAGAACCGTTTGTAAAGGTAAAAACTGTGTTATTTACAAGGCACCACCTATAGATGAAATAGACGATAATGTATATAAATTTGGCGAAAAATGTTATACCTATAAAAATGTTTCTACCAAATGCGATAAAAGTAAACAAATAATAGATGATAAATAAATTCGCATATTTGCGTATCTTGTATCATTATAATAATCAAACTATATTATAATAATATGTCCGGGGATACCACAAGTATATTAGACTTGCCGACTGACCCTACTGGTGGCGGTACTATAGGAGGAAATGTATCGTTTTCCATTAATGAAAGAATGCCTGATAACCAGCCCCAGCCCCAATCCTCAACCGGAATGAGTTTAGACCAATCGACCATTAATCAATTAGTAAGCGGATTACAGCACGCCAGTTCCACTGGTTTAACCCAATTACAATCGAGGGATATTCCAAGAAACACGGATGGTCTTGTACAAGATCCAAGTATACAACCCAATTATATTCCGCCAGCACCCAGTGAGTCCCAAGATTATATAAGGGATTACCAGGAAAACGAGGATATTATAGCAGAATACAATAAACAACACGAGAGAATGGGTGCGATGGATCAAATGTATGACGAAATACAGACCCCATTGTTGTTGTGTATATTGTATTTTTTGTTTCAATTACCTATTTTCAAAAGATTGTTGTTCAAGTATTTGCCCTTTTTATTTTTTAAAGATGGAAACATCAATATTTATGGTTATTTATTTACCAGTATTTTATTTGGGGTCTTTTATTATATATTATCCAAAACAACCACATTGTTTGGCACGTTTTAGTATACTTGTTTAGCGTATTATTAGCTGGGTATAAAATCTAAAAAAAGAATCCACGTTTTTTTTGTCTACGTGTTTTTTTATTTTTACCATTTTTACCATGTTTCATATTTTGACCACGTAATGTTTTGACATATTTGTGTTTAAGTTTTCCATAATTATTGGTTTTCACCCTTGCGATTTTTATATCAGCGGGTCTATAAGACAAGAACCGTTCTTGGAATTCTTTGTCAGATCTATCTTGTTTTAATTCCCGGAATTTTTGAGCCTTATCTGACCTAATTTCTTCAATTGTTTTTTGATGTCCATAACAAAGTATATTAAACCTTTTTAACAACCCTTTTTGACTTAATCTATTTTTTTGTTGTAATTCAAATAAATAGTTTGCCATACACAAAATACGGTCTACATTATAGTATTTTTTTTCAGCATAGACAAAAGCCAAATAATAACTCAACATGGTGTCAATCGTCGCTATTTTTATTTTCTGACCCCTAACCGTAATTTGATTATAACTATGGCACGCAATTGGCTCATAGATAAAAGCAATTGTATCTTTACCAATCATAATTTGATAATTTTTTGGAATCACATCTCCAACAGCATCATTTACTACAAAACGCGCGTTATTTACATCAATATCTTTTAATCGTTCCACCACAATTTCGGCGGTTAATTCAGCATCTTCAGAAATAACATCAAAATCTGGAATTTTTTTGACTTGATGGTGTATTTCTTTTGGCATGTATTTGGCATACATTGACATGGCATATCCGCCAAAAAATACAACAGATTGATTCACCAGAGTGTTTTTCACATTTTCATAAATTTTTGCTTCTTTTTTATCATCATACATTTCTCTTTGAAAATCAATTTTGTTACAATTTTCGGTTTCAAGTGGATAATATTTATTCAAAAGAGTCAACCTTTTTAATATTTTTTCCCACCGAGATATATCTCCCGCCGGGCGACTCAACTCAAGATACATAGACATTCTTAAAAAATTCGGTGGTGCGTATAAAATGCCACCGACACTAATACTTTCGCGTTTAATGCTTTTATACAAATCAACATGTAACAATGTAATATCAGCGATTGGAATAAAATTCACAAATACTTTGTAAGTGCCGTGATGTACGCCAGACTTTGCCTCTACTTCGGTAATTCCTGCTTTGAAATACAAGTCCGTCAATTCTTTGGCGTCATTTAACGCATTTGGACTAAAAAAATCATAATCAGGAATTTCAATGTCCCTATCATAAAATTGCTGTTGTTTTGGAAGTATATTATTAATTGCGGTACCGCCGTAGCAAATGAGACTTTTTTTCTTGATAAAATTTTCTACAATTGTTAAAATTTTGGTGATATCTGGAGAATTAATTGCCTTTTTACGAACAATATGTTCTGCTTTATCCACAGCAGAACGTAAAATGACTAATTCACAATCTTCAAATGACATATTTTTATCGCATAGTTTATTCATATTTTCCTAGATATATTATCTACTATAGGTAGAGATAATATATTTACAGCAGTCCAATTTAATTTCCCCATAATCCCTAATCCCATAATTCCACCCTTTAAATAGTAAATTTATAATTTTTAGTTTTAACGGTTCGAGGTTGATAACTAACTGCTGGATTTTGAGGTGTTGGAGTAGGAATAGTTACTGGTATATTACGTAAATTTTCTGGTTTTAATACAAAGGCACATCCTGCGTCGCTAAAAAATTTATCACTTTCTTGTAAATTTACATCATTCAATTGATAACGCATGGCAATCATTTGGCAGCCGGTTAATCTCGCAGCAGCAGCACTTAGATTTGACGGATTAGATCCTTTATCGGGCATGGCAATTGTCATATTTTTTTTATTAAAATTTTGTAATTCGGTAAGATCTGGAGTATTTTTAATATCATAATTTCTAAGAGCACGCATAAATACCGAATTACTCAGTATATTTACATATTCATATAAATCTCGATTATCCATAAATGCTTTGTTACTGTTGTCAATGATCAAAATAATTTTTTTGGATAAGTCATTTATTTTTGTATTTCCAAAATTAGTCTGCCTGTTTTCGTAACTTGTGCCGGGTCCCATAAAATATTGATCATACGCATCAAATATATTTGCTAAATTTTGAAACATTTTTTGATTACTACTTTTAATTCTTAAATGAATCAAGACGGGATCATTTGGATTAGGTGCCCCTGTTGTTGAAAAAGCATAATTTACAATGATTTTCATTGCTTCAGCAAAAGGAACACTATTGTATGTTTCCTTAATATAATAACTATCACTTGTAGAAGTTGCTATAACTGGTTGATCATTGATTGAATAGATTTCGAAATCGAGCCCTCGACATCCTTGTTTTAGAACATTTGTTAAATTACATGTATTTACATAGTCATTCTTGTATGATCCACCACTACAACAATTATATGCTGTTTTAATATAATAATCCTTCAACGTATAGTTTGAATTTGGATTTACTGAATTAATAGATTGTAATGTTCCATTGATAGAACCATACATGTTATTCATATAATTACACTCGCGAACCATTAAATTTTTAATGTATATATAATAACCAATAAATGAAATGACGAGTGTTATTATAGCAGTCCAGAAAATATATGGCATGGTATCTTCTCGGTTGAATAATTTTTTGAAATTGTTTTTTAATTCTGTTATATTATTATTGTCCATGTTTTAGTAGTATCTATTATATACTAATAAAAGTATTTTAAAATTAATAAAAAAATATTTAAAAATTATTTAAAAATAATTAAAATCAGTTAAATATAAATTTATTACTATAATATAATAGATAAATGAGTGGGGGATTAATACAATTGGTTTCGGCAAGTAATCAAGATATTGTCTTAACTGGTAATCCAAGTAAAACATTTTTTAAATCGACATATCATAAATATACGAATTTTTCACTACAAAAATTTAGACTTGATTTTGAAGGAGCTCGGACGTTGCGTTTGTCAGAAGAATCGAATTTTACATTTAAAGTAAAGCGTTATGCTGACCTTTTAATGGATTGTTATTTGAGCGTAGATTTGCCTAATATATGGAGTCCTATATTTCCACCAAATACCGATGCGGCCAGCACAGAAAATAATACAGGAGCGTGGATACCATATGAATTCAAATGGATTGAAAATATTGGAGCACAAATGATATCCCGAATTACGATTACATGTGGAAATCAAACATTACAAGAATATTCGGGGGCTTACATGCTGGCAATGGCGCAGCGCGATTTTTCCACGGAAAAGAAGGCGCTTTTTGACAAAATGATTGGAAATGTACCCGAATTAACTGACCCGGCAAATTCGGGTAGTCGCATAAATTCATATCCAAACGCATATTATACCACAAATCCCGTGGGTGCGGAACCGTCAATACGAGGTAGGACTCTTTATATTCCACTGAATTCATGGTTTACTATGAAAAGTCAAATGGCGTTTCCTTTAGTGGCTTTGCAGTATAATGAATTACAAATCAATGTTACAATGCGACCAATACAAGAATTGTTTCAAATACGAGATGTGATGGATAGTGTGAATAATTATCCGTATATTGCGCCCAATTTTAATTTGTATTATATGCAGTTTTACCGTTTTCTACAGACACCACCCGATATTGAATTAGGCGTAGGATCATATACAGACACAAGGACATTATGGAATGCGGATGTCCATTTGAATTGTACGTATTGTTTTTTATCAAATGCCGAATCGCGTATTTTTGCGTTGAATGAGCAAAAATATTTATTTAGACAAGTGCGAGAAAATGTTTTCTACAATGTGACTGGAGCCAACAGAATACAATTAGATTCCATTGGTATGATTTCGAATTACACATTTTATTTACAAAGAAGTGACGCAAATTTGCGCAATGAGTGGAGTAATTATACTAACTGGCCGTATAATTATTTACCGTATGACTTGACCCAGGCACCAACAAGCGGGGATTATAAAATAACCAGGACAAACCCAGACGGGTCTACGACTGTTGTCTATATTGGTCCAGGTGTAAATGCTGACGATAAATTAACAGGGTGGCTACTCACAGGCAATTATAATTTAGAAAATGAAAAAAATATATTAGTGTCAATGGCTTTATTATTGGATGGGTCATATCGTGAAAATGTTCAGCCAGTAGGGGTTTATAATTATGTTGAAAAATATACCCGCACAGCTGGTAATGCGCCGGATGGTTTATATGTATATAATTTTTGTATGAATACATCACCATTTGATTTACAGCCATCGGGAGCAATTAACATGAGTCGTTTCACAACAATTGAATTTGAAATGAATACAATTGTGCCATCACTTGACCCGTATGCCCAATCGCTTACAATATGTGATCCAGAAACGGGTCAAATTATTGGAATTAACAAGCCAACGTGGCGAATATATAATTATAATTTTAATTTGGTTGTTTTTGAGGAACGAATCAATATGGTAACTTTTGTGGGTGGAAACTGCGGATTAATGTATGCTACTTAAACCGAGTAAAACAAATACAACTACAAAATAAATACAAATACAAAATAAATACAAATACAAAACAAATACAACTACAAAATAAATACAACTACAAAATAAATACAAATACAAAATAATATAAAAAGATTTTACTAATTATATTATTATATTCAAAGACAAAAAATGACAACAATTGAATTAAAAAACGATGATGTTTTTTTGAAAGATTCCAATACGAATTTATATACATGTGCTACATGTAGTTATTATACACCTTTAAAAAATAGTTTTATAAAGCATGTAAAAACGGATAAACACAAGTTTAATATAAATCCTATAGAATGTGGTTCTTGTAATAAATTATTTCATACAAAAATATCATATAATAATCATGCGAAATCTTGTATCATTTCAGTGATAAATGATCCAAATGCTGATAATAATGAAACTATTTGTGGTGATGATGATCATGATTTTCATGATAATGATGATGATAATAATGATAATAATGATGATGTTGATGAAGATGAGGATTTATCTTTATTATTAAAAAAATTTGGCAATGAGTATGAAAAATTGATGATTAAATATGTATTAGTGTTTTTTTCATTAGTAAAAGAAAATATATTACCTGTGAATGTGGTATTAATTTTAGTATTTCTTATGTGGTATCATTAAAGGCATATGCGCCATCATCAACAAATTCGCCACTAAAAGTAGTTCGTACTGGATATTTCATCATAAATGTTAAATCTCCTGATGGATAATATTTTTCTTTAAAAATATTTTCTTCTAAATCAAATTCCGATTTCCAAGTGTCAACTCCCATATTGTAGGTTGCTGGTTTTGCGTTAGGGAAAATATCGCCTGCGTTTTTAGTAATATCTTTTGAAAATGTGCTCATCACAGGTTTTATGTCAGTATTTTCGTCTTTTATTTCACGATTATAAATTGGTGGAGGAACGCAACCGTAACAATCTACGTCGGATACACAGTCCTCCCCACTTATGCGACAACGACCCGGGGGACCACAAATATTTTTACAGGTATATTTATTAAAAGGCGGACTTTGTAAATTCACACTATGTGTGGTATCGGGTCCTTCTTCAATGGGTGATATATTTGTAAATCTCTCTTGAATATAATGGTTTTTAAATAAAGAATCTGTCCAGTAAAAAAGGATGACAACCGACAAAACAGTAATCAACCCATATAATAATAATTTTATTTTCATTTATGATAACTAGAGAAAAAATATTTTAGATTTTTGTAAATTCAAGGTAATTTCAAGGTAAATTCAAAGAAAATATAATATTAAATAATAATATGGGATCAAGTAATCAATCAAATACATCAGATATAGATAAAAAAAGACAAGAAACAAAACCTGATCAAATAAATTTTCAAAATACTTATAATTATGGTGTATATTTATTTAGACAATTAATTACTCTTTCAATTATTATTGGAGTTGGTACAGGGATTGTATATAGTAACAAAGCATTTTTATCTAATATTGTCCCAGTAAATACCAAGTATTTTCCATATACAAATGTTATTCCAAAAAATACAAACTTACCAACTAATCTTCAAACCAGTATTAATAATATAAAAATGGGTGGCGATAAAAATTATTCTACAAAATTAGAATTTTCCAAAGAAGAAAATGATGAAATAATTGAAAGTGGTTTATTTGGGTATTTAAGAAATCTAAAGTATAAAAATGTCTATTTATTGTATTTTTGTAGTGTGTTACAGGATATTTTAGCAACAAATTTACAACTAAACAAAACCTTTTATAAATTATTTGGATCTATTTTTACAGAGTCTATGAATATTTTTATTGTGCCTTTTTTATTTGTTTTTTGGTGTATATTGATGTTTTTTATAAATTTTGCAAATATCATTATCCGTTTATTTACTAATTTGAAATGGTTATTCAGCACACCCAAAAACGATATTCCAACACAGTCTTTCTTTTCTAATCCAATTGGATATATGACGAATATGTTTTCAACAACAAATGAAGAACGTGATGATAATAGTCCTAAAGAATGGGAGCCAGGAAGTATTTTTTCAGGTATGAATATATTTACCACAATAATATATGTGATTTTAATTATATTATTCACAGTTTTTACTGGATTTGTCGTTGTATATCCATTTATTTCGGTAGTAACAATCATTTATTGTTTCGCACTTCCATTATTTATGACGGCAAATGATGTAAAAACAAATAAACCAACACAATATAGTTTTAAAAATGCGATCGCGGATGTTCTCAAATATAAATCTCAATTAATCATGTTGATTCTATCATATTATATTATATCTGGAGCAAATACATATTTTGGAAATACTGTAACGGCAATATCTTTTGTAATATTTTTAATCATGTTTTTCTTCACACCTTTGTTTGAATCATATAAATTAAATTATAAAGATAATATAACACCAGGTATTATACCAGAAGCCGTGGCAACTCCTATAGATATACCAGTAGTTGGCGCAGTTGTTCAACAAGAAGATACCCCGAGCGCGCCTGAATATAATGATAATAAAAAATTTAGTTGAAAACTCCGAAAATAATGTTGGTAAACAATTAAATGGGAGTAAAAAAATACAATCTTAAAATAAAAACAAATTATTTACAATAATAAAAAAATTGATAAAATAATAAAGATAACAATATATAGTATACAGTATATAAT